ATGGGTGAAAGGGAGTGTTCCTAATGGATAGTGTATTCTTTCTTGACGAAGGCGATTGGATCATCCTTGAGCCTAAAACCAAACATGCGAAGGATCGGATTGCCCAACATGGCAATTGTTGGTTAGTTACTGACCTGAAAGATGGTAAAGCCATCCTTCGGTCACAGCATCGAACCTTTTCTGTTCGTACACGTGACGCAGACAAGACAGAGGAATGGACAACTAAAAAAATCCATGACGGTCGTTGGATTGATCTGCACAATGATAGAGATTTTACATGGAGGAGAGCATAATGCAATATGATCTGTTTGTTGATTCGTCTGATGCGAATATAGTTATCAATGGTTTACCTAAACACGGTTCACCACAAGATCGTGGATCCGCTGACCGGTACTACGGGCGCGATTATGATCCACATTGGTATCCAAATGGTACCTATAAAGGTGATCGCATTGAGCTGGCTCAAATGACTCCGGCTGAGATTGTCGAGTATACATACGGCTATAACAATGAAGAAGATAGAAAGGATTGGGGATGAGAAAAGATCTGCTAGATTTTTTCGGCAGGATTATCGTAAGTGTTATCCTTGGAATGTTTGCACTGACGATTACTGCTTTGTTGAATACGGCTATCGGTAAGATAGTTTTGATTGGTATTTCAAGTTGGGTTGCTGTTAACATTGCTGGTATCGATATCACTGATGTTAAAGGCATGGTTAGCATGGTCAAGGACGATCCGACCTATGCTGTTGAGTTTGCTGTAGAGAGGTTTTTCTAATGTATACCTATGACTATCGTGACAACCGTCACATGATTATCCGCAACGATGGTGCGGTCTTCTATCTGAATGCATATGCTGACCACTTTGGTCCGCTGTCAGTTCAAGAACAAAATGAGGTTCTGTCAGTATGGAATGGATAAACTCCATGTTGGATCCGGTTTTGGCTGGAGATCCTGTTGCTCTATTCTGGTATGGAATGGCATGTATGGCCATAGGAGGTGTCATTATCGGGTTCCTCATGATGAGATTATGGTGGCTCGTCCTCCTCGGTGCCATTGGCTATTTTATCTTTTTTTGAAAAAAAACGTAAGTTGTTGATTTCAAAGGAAATAAAAATGCACTTTTTTGTTTACATTTGCAAAAAAGTGTGGTAGAATAGATCTATAAAATAAAAAAGGAACGTTAAGAAAGGCCACCTGGCTAGTCCCGAATAGGGAAACTTCCTTTTCACTGAGGAGAGAATACTATGGCTAAGAAATCAAAAGTTATCATCACTAAGGATATGACTATGGATGAGCGCCTCGAAGCTATTCGTAAGGCTGCAGCCAAGTTCAATAAGAAAATCAAGCGTAACCACGTAGTCAAGGCTACCGAAACATCCTTTATGGACAAGTACGATGATGGCGATAACATCAACGCTTGGACGGATGCATCTAAGTATGCTGCAGAATATTACGGTGAGGTTGCGTATGAAACTACACGACACGACAATAACTGGGATTAAGTGGTTCGGCACCTTCATGTTCCTGGCAGCAGCTATCATACTGTCAGCGAACGTTGAAGGTAGCCGCTACGGCTTCTTCCTCTTTCTTGTAGGGCATGCAATACTGTCAGTGTTGTTTTGGAAGGTTAACGATCGAGCACTCTTTACTCAAAACTTTGGTTTTCTGTTTATTGATTTGTTCGGCATATATAGGTGGTTTTTATCATGAGTGGTATGCATTTAGTTCGCGGTATGACTTCTATAAATACAAAGAAGCGCCGCAATAAGAGGCAACCCGGTCATGCTGAGTCTCAGGCTAAGCATGACAAATGGCTAATGGCGAGGGGTGTCCATCCTTCGCAACTCAAAAAGAAGGATAAGTCGAGTGGCGCGAGTATTCCGGACTATAAAACGACACGTGCATCTGTCCCAACGTCGGACCGCATTACACCCATCCAAGGAAAAAGAAAGGCTAACATATATTCAGGCGAATATATTACAGGACTCGCAACAATGCATAAGTCAAACACTGTTCCAGTGGGCAGAGGCGACAGTCCGGAAGAATACGCAAAAATGAGGAGGGGATAATGATAGCAGAAGCACTCGTGTGTTTAGCTTTGAATGTTTATTTCGAAGCTCGTAATCAACCATTGACTGGTCAGATTGCTGTTACCCAGGTTGTCATGAATCGTGTTGAGTCTGAGTACTATCCTGACGATGTCTGTGAGGTAGTATATCAAGGACCGACACGTCCAAGTTGGAAAAATCCTGATATAGATATTCCAGTACGTCACCGTTGCCAGTTCAGCTGGTACTGTGATGGTAAGTCAGACGAGCCAAAGGATCAAGAAGCATGGCAGATGGCAGTACAAGTTGCGTGGGGTGTTTACCATGAACAGGTACATGATCTAGTCGATGGTTCTCTTTGGTATCATGCTTATTATGTAACACCGGGATGGGCGTCTCAAAAAGCAGAACGCGCCAGGATTGGTGACCACATTTTTTATGGATGGAAACATGCAGATCGCTGATTTTGTAAAGGTATATAAGCATGCCTTCGAACCAGAACATTGTAATCAACTGATTGACGTGTACGAGAATAACGCGGCAAAGAGTATTGAGACTAAAACAATGAAGTTCGATCAATGCACGTTATTGAATAACAACTTGCCGACGGTTAATGCTGTTCAAATATTTCTATCATATTTTGATCAGTATCGCCGTTGGCTCGAAAGCAGGGGGCAGAAGTATCTGCCTCCTACCTTCGAACTCGAATCACTGAGGATCAAGAGGTATCCAGTTAACGGGTACTTTAAGGAACATATTGATGCTGCTGATCGTAACTCATCGAGGCGATATCTATCAGCATTCGTATATCTCAACGAGAGCGGAGGTACAAAGTTCTTTGACAGGACGATAAAGGCAGAGCCAGGTACAATGGTCATCTTCCCTCCAATGTGGATGTTCCCACATACTGGGTTGGTTGGAAAGACGCCTAAATACTTTCTGTCGACATATTTACACTTCTCTGCGTAGCTCAGCTGGATTAGAGCAACGGCCTTCTAAGCCGTGGGTCGGGGGTTCGAGTCCTCCCGCAGAGGCCAATGGTGATGTTAGTGTTAATGGTCAGCACGCAAGTTTGTGGCACTTGTAGTATGAGTTCAAATCTCGTACATCACCCCAACCTCGGTGTAGCGCAGCCTGGTAGCGCATCTGGTTTGGGACCAGAGGGTCGGGAGTTCGAATCTCTCCACCGAGACCAATTTTTAGAAAGGAGAGTAGTCAATGATTTTTGTAGTAGCAATGGTCACTGCACTATGGGCAACAGAAAATCGAGAATATCTCGACACAATGAACGAACAACTGCAAGACGGGTTTTCTTGGAGTCAGATTGAGTGTCGTCCACCTAACAAGGACGTGCCATATATTGCCATTACGACACCAATCGGAAACGAATACGTTTGTAATAAGTTGAAAAAATAAATTGAAAATAATGCATTTAATGGTGTACATTTGCGGAAAACTGTGGTAGAATATACTATAATGAAAATTTGAGGAGAGTCATTATGCCACTAGCTAAACGTAAAAAGAAGGTTCCTATTCGTAGACGTACCGGTGTTGCCGGTGCTCCGATCGAAAAAGGATTCGAGTCAGTACAGTATTATTTTCAAAACGAATGTCAACGTAAGGATGCTGTTGATCAGATCAAGACATTCGTCAAAAATCGTTTTAACAAGAACGATGCAAAGTTTATTCTTGCAAATCCAGAGTGGAAGCTGGTAAGTAGCTACTATCAGGCTGCTACATGCTTCTGGTATAATCTTGGTTTGGAAGAATGTGAGAGATCGAAGTATTGGTATGATGCTTCGATGAAGAGGCTGTCTGATCTGGTTGAACCAGGTAAGACTCTACACTATGAAAAGTTGCAGGCGAAGCAAGACTCCGATAAGGTAGTCACACTCTCTCCTCAGCAACGTCTGCAAAAGAAAATCAGTAACACTATCATGCAAGATCTCCTTGAACTTGAAGATAAGTGGATTGATGGTGAAAAAGCCTCGATTGACGTTTACGGTCTTTTCCGTAAACATGGCTTGAGTGGATCTGCCACTCTGCCAGTTCGTCAGGTGGTTGAGGGATGGTTGCTAGATTATGAAGACGCTTACCATAAGCGTTGTGAACAAGCCGTCGAGGGCTATTCACATTTGAAGCGATCTGAACTCAACCGCCGTATTAAAGAATGCCAGGCTATGCTTGCAGACTGTGATCGTCTCAAGTCAGCAGCAAAAGCTAACCGTACGGTACGTGCTAAGAAGCCACAGTCTATTGACAAGCAGGTTTCCAAAGTCAAGTATCGTAAGGAGGATCCAGATTTCAAGATCGTATCAATCAACCCTGCAACCTTTATTGGTAAGGCTCGTTTGATTGTATTCAATGTGAAGTATCGTCGATTGACCGAATACGTTACACACGATCCAAAAGGGTTTATCGTGAGTGGTACAACCATTAAGAACTTCGATAAGGAAGCGTCTCGTACACTCACGTTAAGGAAGCCTATGGAAATACTGCCACAGGTTGCTAAATGCACACCACGACAGTTTTCCAAGCTATTGGATGGTTTGAAAACCAAGCCAGCCGTACCAAATGGTCGTATCAATGAAGATACGGTATTACTTAGAGCGGAGAACAAATGACTGCAGGAGTAGGACCTATTGAAAATCAGTTTCTGACGAAGAGTAAGTTTACAAAGCTTATTGAGTCGACAGTAGCTGAACTGAAGATTCCATACATGGAGGCAATCCTTCATGTATGTGATAAGAACGACATTGAACCTGAAGATGTGAAGAAGTTTATCTCTCCCATCATTAAGGGGAAGGTCGAAGCTGAGGCAATGCAGCTAAACTACTTGCCTCGACAAAATACTTTGGACAGCGCTTTTGCTGATTAAAGTAATAAATAATGGTGTACAATAGTACATATACATGTTATAATACAGTTAATATTACAGCACATACGGAGAAAATATGTCATTCGCAAATCTAAAATCAAACCGCGATCAAATCGCAAAACTCGTACAGGCAGCAGAAGCTACTAGCGGTGGTGGCGAGCAGAAGTCTTATGTAGATGAACGCATCTGGAAGCCTACTGTAGATAAGGCAGGTAATGGGTATGCAGTACTCAGATTCCTCCCTGCGGCCGAAGGGCAAGAGCTCCCGTGGGTCCGCTATTGGGACCACGGATTCAAAGGACCAACCGGTCTATGGTATATCGAGAACAGCCTTACTTCTATTGGTCAACCTGATCCGGTTGGTGAACTCAACTCGAGACTCTGGAACTCAGGTATCGATGCGGACAAAGAAACCGCACGAACTCAGAAACGTAGACTCCACTATGTAACCAACGTAATGGTTCTACAGGATCCGAGTAATCCGGCTAACGAAGGTAAGGTATTCCTTTACAAGTTCGGTAAGAAGATCTTTGACAAGATCATGGATATGATGCAACCTTCATTCCAAGATGAAACGCCAGTTAACCCATTCGATTTTTGGGAGGGTGCTGACTTTAAACTTAAGATTCGTAATGTTGAAGGATATCGTAACTATGATAAGTCCGAGTTTTCAAGCCCATCTGCTCTCCATGATGGCGATGATGCCAGGTTGGAAGCAACCTATAACCAACTATATGACCTCGGTGAGTTCACCGATCCAAAGAACTACAAGACCTATGACGAGCTCAAAGCAAAGCTAGGTCGTGTTCTTGGTGAAGAGGCTTCTGTCGGAGCGCCTTCTATGAAGCAAGAAGTTCAGATGAATGAACCGGTTGCTCCAGCTCCGATGCCAACAGCCGAGACCGTAGCTGATACGGAAGATGACGATACAATGTCATACTTTGCTAAGTTGGCAAATGAGGGATAGGTCAGCCAACCCATACGGCCTAGTCGCTGAATAAGATTCGGACAAAAGTTGGTGTAACTAGAAAGGAGACGGGTAACCAGGCCTAGCCAGGTATCCCGGGGATTGGGGAGCTTCGGCTCCCCTTTCTTTATACTGCGAAGGATTCGCCACAACCACAGGACGCGGTTGCATTTGGATTGATTACTTTGAGATATGATCCACCGAGTTCAGTTACGTAATCAACAGTACATCCAATGACAAACATTTCTGCTACTTCGTCTATCTTTAGATTTCCTACAGTTGGTTCTTCCTCGGTTACATCCCAAACATATTGAAAGCCAGAACACCCACCACCTTTCACTGAGAGATAGACGTTTGGTTGTCCTACCTTCTTTAGGTATTCGCTTGCATCTGGTGTGATTGTTATCATGCCATCGGAGCCGCGTATGGATCTTCAGCATCCAGAGGAGTCGCTGCAATGTCCGGATAGCTGGCGTCGGAGGAGCTTGAAGATGAGTTGTCGGAGTTGTCCACGATTGTAGTGCCACCACCTTCGAGTTCTTTTCTTTCCGCACGCAGTCTTTCAAGTTCTGCAGTATTTGCTTCACTCTCACTTTGCGCTTTTTCCAACCTAGCTGCTTGTTTATCGATTCTTTGTTGTTCATAAGCAGAGATCTCGCCATCACGCATTGCGGCTCTATAAGTTGAATCAAAAGATTTTTGAGCGCTCTTTTCTTTTCTGTTAAGGAACTTCTGTCTTCCTTCAGCATCATCGATTGCTTCCTGGTTCGCAGCTAGTTCCTTGGTATTAGTACCAAGCTTGTATTCACGAACCTTGTCACCCATACCGACAAAGTCAAGACCAGAAGCTACAACCTCGAGGAATCCATTAATCACCGTCTTGAACAAGTCAAAGATAGTATCCACAATCTTCGAGATCATGTCCGAGAAACTAAAGTTTTTCAGTGCATCGGCAGTTTCATCAAATCCAAACTTGCCAAGAATCCAAGCTACAATATCTTTTAGAAGATCAAGCGGTGCACCAATGACCGAGTTAAGGAATCCTTCGATTGCACCTTGCAGGCCACCAAGGAATCCATCCTCTTCGAATCCAGCAAGAGCGCCTTTCACAGTATCCCACACAGTCATAATCACAGTGAATGGAAGGAACAGACGACCAATCACTCGACCAATACCACCGAGTATTCTCATAAAGTCACTACCTTCGCTAAAGATAGCAAACGCATTTCGAATAATCTTACCCGCACCTTGTGCCGCATCAATAACAAAATCAAACGGAGCACGGATAGCTCTTACGATACGAGCTACAATGTTCATACCATCTTCACCGCCGGTAAACAACGCCTTGAATCCTTTCGAAACATCATCAATAATCGGTTCGAATGGAAACTTAAAGATGTCAATAATACCATTGAATAGCTTTGTGATTCTTTGACCGACTACACCTTCACCGGACATAAGAGTCTTGAACGGTTGAATCAAATCATCGAGGATAGACAATGCACCAGTAAATGTCATTCTAAACGTGTTACGAATACCACGTACGAATCGACCCATACCGCCATCGGCCGAGAAGAAAACTTTTATCGGTTTTATTAAATCATCTATGACAGTCATCAGAGTCTTGGCTAGATTACCGAATCTGGTTTTGGCAAGATCGAGGAGTTTATCGAGTCTTGCAAGTTTAGCCAGAGCCTTGATTGAATCGAGCAGACCAAGGAATATTCCACTCAGAACTGCAGCAATACCAGCAAGAATGCCAGCCAGACCGAGTCCTTTCTTTGCATCAGTACCCGCAGCGGGTGCAGCAGCCTCGGCCTCGTCTTTCTTTTCACGCATAAGTTCAAGCATGTCAAGACGATTCTGAGCCATCATGTCAAGGAAACCCTTGAACATATTATTCAGTTGAACAACGTTATTATTCAGAGCCGAGAGTTGACGACTGTTTTCCTCGCTACCCGCTCTTAGTTGTTCACATACATCGAATAATGATTTATCTGCCATGTTAATGCCTTTGCTGTTCAGCTCTTTGTTTTTCTTCCTTCAAGTGCTGGATAAGTAGAGAGATATAAACCTCTCTTTCCCATGGTATCATTTCCTCTATCTCGGTCAGTCCCCAATGCCAGTGTGTCATAAGGTTAAAGTTCATCTGATAATAGTTCTCAAGACTTTCATGAGATAGAGCTAGGATAAAAAATTCTGTACACCCTCCAGGGTTAGTTCATTTTTATGTTGACAGTTACTACATTCAAATGAAATATCATGACTGAGTCGAGGCATAGTGTCAACAAAGTTTTTAATCTTTTCGAACTGCTCTGTATTCATAGAGTCGAGAAACTCCTGTACTTCGTTATCACTTGTTTCTCTCAGATCGATTCTTTCCTCATTTGTATTTACATATCGAATACAGCTACGAATCAACTTAAATGCCTGATCTGTCGATGCCTTTTCAGCATTTGCAAGATCAGCTTCAACGATATCATAGAACGTAGGATAGTCTACATCGATACTAATATCGGCCGTCAGCTGTATATTCTTATCAACTTTCGGCACAGAAACTGCAATCTCGTTTAGTTGAACGGTAACTTCATTTGTAGTACCACACTCTGAACACTTCAGGCCAACTTTAGACGATTCACCTACACTCTTTGCCCTCATTTGAAGGAACATGTATTCAATATCAAATGATGTCAGATCTCGAGGTGATACTTTATCTTCGATACATGCCGTAATCGTATCGGCCAGTGTAAGGAAGACAGACTTTGAATCACCACTTTCGCTGGCCATCATCAAGTTCTTTTCTTCTTTCACCAGGAATGGACGGTACCTTACTTTCTTTCCGGTGGAAGGTATTGCCATCTCATATCGAGGCGCATTATTTAGTTTTGGCAGTGCCATCATTCAACTCCTTATAATGTAAATGATATTTGTGTCTGACCCGACGGTACCCTCTTCCAGTTTGTATATGAGAACTGCACAGTCATCTCACTAATCCCGTCTGCGTCATTATTAAATCCAATCTCTCCAATCGTAGTTGGAAAGGCGTTTTGTAGCTCAACCGAATAAACGGATGTCGTAATATCTAGATTACCTCCGAATGGCAAACCTATTCCTCTCGAAACACCGGCTGATATTGGACCAACGTTAATCGATGCCGATGCAAAGAAAGATGGAATGCTATTCGCAAGTTGATGAATCACGATTCTTCTTTGATATTCCTCTTTGTATTTTACTGTTTGTACGTCTTCACTGAGAATAAGTTCTCTCCACTCGTCAAAGTATGTTCTTACTCCCATATCGTTCATGACTAAGAATGACATTGAAACGTCATCTACAGCATAGCCATAGGCTACCTTCTCGAACTTCATACCGACTCTCTTCTCATGAGTCAGGATTTGTTTACCAGGAAGAGATGCGGTCCTGCACAGGATATTCATTTCTCTTGCGTCTGCACCACCAAGTGATGGCAACTCTACTAGAAAGTTGTTTGGCCTGGCCAGTCCACCCTTCTGAGCTATTACACTCTTCATCTTATCGATAGATGCCGTCATCCTCTAGCCTTCCTACGTGAATCTCTATAAACTGCATTTGCACCAGCTTTATTCCAATCTGCAGCCGGAAGAAACGTAGCAATCTCCCATTCCGGTTTGTCTACAAGTGCAAATCTACTACGAACATGCTTGAACAGATAGTGCTTCATTGCAGGTTCGATAAATCTTTTTGGGATACTTCCATTGTCTGCCAATACAGCATCAAGCACACGAGCTCTGAGAGCCGGTGGAAGATAGTGTAGGTTCAATCCCATAAATCCACCTTTGGCTGGACCCATCATAATAATCAATGGAAACCCATCGTAATATGGCAAGGTGTCCTTATGTTTTGGATCATAGAAAAACATATACATTTCACCGACCGGTCCACGAGTACGTGTCACTGGCCTGTTCTTAAGATCCAAAGCCTCGTCCTGCATGATCTGATTACGTCTGAGTGTAAAGCGACCACGAAACATCTGTCTCGCCTTGTCCTGAAACCAGCGTATAGACTGCTTTGTCCGTGGAGTAATACCTGCACGGAATGCTTCGATCTCGAGTTCTCTAAATAGACTTTCACCTGCCATGAGACTATTTATAACTACTTACGCCGCTTTTTACGGTATGGTCTTAAAGGCTTTAGTTTGCCCGGGACTTTCTTTAGCGGCTTAGTCATAATCCCCATCGAATACAATGTTTCTTCCGTCCAGATTTGAAACTCCCACTTGCGGTCCTTACAGAAAGTATTTGCTGCCTCCCACTTATTCATGTTTTTGACGTAGGTGAGGGCTTCGGTAATGTAACGTTTAGTTCTTCTTTCTCCAGTTGGCGGGGCGGTTTCTTTGGCGGGTTTGATTTCGACGAGGAGTGTTTTGTCTTCAAAGATAATCTTGAGATCGGGAAAATACCTGTGATACTTCTTATCGGCTTCATAATAGTATGGTATGACTATTTCTTCTGAGCTCCAACCTTTTACCTTTGGATTCATATCACACCACTTAAACACGTCCCTTTCCCAAAGAGATCGATAGATAACATTGGTATGATCACCCTTATACTTCTTAGGGTTCAGTACATTGTAGCGTCCAGAATATGCCATATTTCCGTATAAATAGTTTCAAATTACTCTTATATCTATAAAGGATTTTGAGATGCCTATGAAGCAAAGCCAGCGTGGTGCTAGCGGAACTCCAAGAAGTGGACCGTGGAAGTACCCCATTGATATTGGTGAGGAGTATAAGACTAAGATTACGTTTCAAGCAATCGAAGTCATTCCGCCAAAAATAACAGTATTCGGCTCCAGTGAAACTGTGAGTGAAGGTAAATCCGGCCCTCCTGGCGCGAGTGGTCAGATCCCTGCGACTAACCAGAGTATTGGATTTAGTAATACTGTCGTTAACGAACTAGCGGGCGAAAAGGTTGAGCTTTTCGTTCCAATCGCGTTTCAAGTAAATGATGGATTTGACTATTCAACACCTTCACTTGGATTGCTTGGTGGTGCACTACTCAATGCCGGTAACTCTGGTACGAGTTTGTTTAAGGCTGGTATGCAATCAATCGGTGAAGGCTTAGGTTCTATTTTTGATCTTGCTAAGTCAGGTGAGGTTGGTCGAATCGCAGCGGTCAGAGCAGCACAGAATCTCGGCGATACTGTAGGTAGCGCTGCAAGTGTTTTGACTCGAGCATCATTGAATCCTAATATCCGTACACAGTTCAATGCAGCCAGTGTGCGTGAGTTTAACTTTACTTTCAAAATGATTCCACGGTCTCAGGAAGAATCACTGAACATCAAGGCGATTATTCGCTTCTTCAGATTTCATTCATACCCTGAGAAGATTGATGGAGCGGGTGCGAATATTGCATTCAACTATCCTAATCTATTCCGCATCCGCCTACTTACAGGAAGTGGTGATCGAAGATTCAAGAACGTTGGTACACCAATCAAACTCTGTTATCTGAAGACTGTAGCTGCGGCATATAATGCAACCAGCGCGGTACTACATGAAGATGGTGCACCGACGGAAGTTGATCTAACACTTACATTTACCGAGTACAAACCTCTGTCACGTAGTGATGTTGTAGGCGAAGAACTGAGATCATTCTACGATTACGAGAATCAATCATCATTCCCACCGGATAAGTATGGAGGACTTTAATGGCATTCTTTAGAGACTTTCAAAAAATGCTGTACAAGTTTGGTGAAGAACCGGATCCAGCAGTATTTCAAAATATTTCAATCTATGCAGACACGATCGATGCTATTCGTGATGCCGCGACATCATATCAGAACTACTATGTTCTACCAGATGAAAGACCAGACCAGGTGTCCTATAAGTTATATGGAACGCCTGACTTTCACTGGACATTCTTTTTGATGAACCCTACTCTGAGAGAATGTGGTTGGCCACTCGCAGAACGGACAATCTTTGAAAAAGCACAGAAGCTTTATCCTGAAACTATTCTGACTACACGGACTAAACTAACCGACAGGTTTAAAGTCGATCAGACAATAACAGGTGTTACATCAGGCGTTACTGCAAAGATAACACGAAGATTTCTTGACATCGGCCAGTTGCAGATTAAGGATGCATCTGGTTCTTTTACAGTTGGTGAAACGATTAGATCAACAAATACTGATGGAACAATCGAAGAGATTGTATTGACATCAGAAGCAGTCAAATATAACTCTGCACATCACTATGAGAATGCAGATAAGGAATGGGTTGACATTGATCCGGAAACTGGACCGGGTGTATCTCTTACGGAAATCACTTGGTTGGATAGACTTGTAAAAGCAAATGACGACCTAAGACAGATTCGCGTTATTCGTAACAATATTATCGACGATGTAGTGAGATCATTTAGAGATGCTGTGAGGATCTAATGGCCAGACCTGGAGCTAATAGATCAGTACAAGGTTTTGAGTATGAGACTATTTTACTCGAGTCAGAAAGACTCGATAAACCAGTCGAACTACGTAATATTGTAACTGACCTGGATGTTTTTGAAAACCTTGATAAACCGTATCTTACTGCAAAGATGCTGGTCGTTGATAATGCTGATCTCCTAGCACAAGCTGACCTGCTCGGAGCAGAGACAGTTACTATACGTATCAAGAGCGATAATCCTGATGGGATTGCTTTTCAAAAGAAGTTTTACATCAATCAGGTAACCGCATCTGATAAGGCCGGTGATCATACACAGGTTCATACCTTTCATATGATCGAGGATATTGCATATATCTCTGGTCTTAAAAACGTCAATAGATATTATACCGGACAGGCAAAGACTATTATTTCTAAGATTGCACAAGAGTTTCTTGGCAAGCAGGTAAAGTCAACTGACAATGATAAGCAGGCAGTAAAGCTCATTGTCCCTAACCTTACACCACTCGAAGCAATCAAGTGGATTTCAAATAGAACCACGACTTCAGATGGTTATCCTTTCTATGTCTTTTCGTCATTGACGCAGAATAAACTATTCTTCAATGACCTGGGTAGTATGTTACAGGAGCCAGTGATTAACCCCGATCTGTCATATAAGTTATCGTCATCCTCAGTCGGTGCTGGAGATGAGAACGTAAAGAGAAGAACCATAAGGCAGCATAAGTTTTCGAAAAACGCCGAGGATCTACTTACACATATTCGTAAAGGATTGGTCGGTGCAAAATATGATTACATCGATACGATTAATGACAAGCAACGAGGATTTCAGTTTGACGTAAAGAAGGACGTATTCGATCCTCTGGTTTCAGCGCAAGTATTACAGGCGAATCAAAGTAACTTTGCTTTTAGTGAGAAATATCAGGTAGACGGAAAGTCATTTAATAAGACTGCGTCAAAGACGATTACACAGGTTAGAGGATCTGGTGCATATCGTGAAGTTGATACTGATGACTATACACTGAGTTATGCAGAGGCCAACAAAGGAAGTGATTATAAACTTGAAGTTATTTCGAGAGCAATCGATAACTATACAAAGACCGGTGCGTTAACAATGGTTGTTGATGGTTTGGATTTTATTGATGGTGATAAACATTCAACGATTGGAAATAATATAAGAGTCGAGTTTCTGACTACGGATCCTGATGTTGATAGAGGTAAGAACCGTTTGGATCCAAAGAAGTCCGGCGACTATTTAGTATATTCTACGAGACATATGTTCACAAAGGAAGGGCATAATATTTCGCTGATGTTGATTAAGATAGGAAACTACAGAAGATGATTCCTACACGATATAAAGAATTTTATGGTGATGAAACTCGGTGGTTTATTGGAACTGTCGTTGATCTAAATGATCCGATGGAACTTGGTAGAATACGTGTTAGGATCATGGGTATTCATACCGATGATAAACAACAGATTCCAGATGAAGGATTGCCGTGGGCACAAACAATCTTACCGGTAAGCGAAGGTGGTACAAATGGATTGGGTATTAATACAGGAATACAAACTAATGCAAGAGTCTTTGGAGTTTTTCTTGATGGAAGCAACAGTCAACTCCCCTTGGTCCTTGGATCAATGCCTAAGTTGGAAGAAGATAGTGCTGGAGGTAGATCAACATCTCAACTGGCTCGTGGAACAAACACCATTACTAAAACACCAGACTCAACAACTGGTGAACCAGCTTCTCCTTACGCTGCAGAGTATCCACACAACAGCGTGCACTCAACACCTAGTGGCCACGTAATCGAGATTGATGATACACCGGATGCTGAACGTATTCATATCTATCATAAGTCCGGTACGTTTGTAGAGATGCATCCGAATGGTGATGTTGTTACACATACAAAGAATGGTTTTAAGACCGTGACAGGAGATGAAAAGATTCACGTTACTGGAAATCTCGAGATCCATGCTGACGGAGATATTACAATGACAACAGGAGGCAAGATCTTCTTGAACTAATATGCCGGGTATTACACGTAAAGGAACAGATGCACACGTAGGACATGCATCACCGACACCGAATCCATTTCATAAGGCATCTTATGCAAGTGGTTCACCAAACGTGATTGTGAATGGTGCAAGTGCAGTTAGAATCGGAGATGCAACCGGTTGTGGTGATCCAGCCACTGCAGGATCAAGTAAAGTAATCGTAAATGGACGTGGTGTGCACAGGATTGGCGATGGCACTGGTGGCCACGGCTCTTGGGTCCCGAACGCATCTGGTGGCGGTTCTAATAACGTAATAGCAGGGTAATATGGGAAATCCAGACTATGCAAGACTCCTGCCACTAATCGCAGCCGAAACGGATTCGGATAAGAAGCAGGCTTTGATTGATGAGTGTTATGTATTTGTTGAGCCGCTAACACAAGAACAAGAGGATTTATTCGCGTATATGAGTCGTGATTATGTAGTAGACAATCCAGATAGTGATGGTCTAAGTTATGTAGGGAAATATTTCGTATGAGTATTATTACAAGATCAGATAAGGGGTCAGCGCTGACTTATGCTGAGATGGATAGTAACTTCCGTCAACTCGGTGGAACCAATATTGATTCTGCTGGCTACATTCTCGTTAGTACAGGTAACGGTGGCGTAAAGTATGCGAAGGCGACTGACTCCTCCTTCAGCCTAGGCTTTAATAAAATCAGTCTAAGAAACTCTGGTGGTACATCACTGGTTAAGATTTTGGTTGAATAACGGTATAAATAGGATCATGGCAAGAGTATTTTCGCAAGAGGACGGCAATCTAAACACGAAGAGTATTATCACTTCTCGTGTCGTGGCTAATAGCGACATCGATTTGACATTTGCGAAAAAGCCGAATGGAGACATTTATAAGAAAACGGACGCTGCCGCTGTTAAACAGGCAGTAAAGAACTTGCTTCTGACGAATCATACAGAAAAACCATTTCAGCCCCTGTTTGGTGGTGACCTTAATCGATTTCTTTTTGCGCTTGACACAGAGTTTGATGATGTTGACATTGAAGAGAGAGTTACAAGTGCTATCAATAACCACGAACCAAGAGCGGCAGTCAGAAACGTCAAAGCAAACTTTTTACCAGACGAAAATAGTGTTGAGGTAACTGTGAACTTTCAAGTCATATCAACACTTGAAAATGTAGAACTCACAGTATCCCTTACGAGGTTAAGATAATGACAACGATACAATCTTCAGATCTTGACTTTGATGCTATCAAGTCAGCTTTAAAGACACACCTCAAGAGAGGTACTGACTTTACTGACTATGACTTTGAAGCATCTGGTCTGTCTAATATACTCGACGTATTAGCATATAATACTCATCTCAATGGACTGATCGCAAACGTAGGTTTGAACGAATCGTTCCTTACATCTGCGCAGCTCAGATCATCGGTAGTTTCTCATGCCGAAACACTTGGTTACTATCCACGGTCCAAGACAGCATCATCCATTAAGTTGAATCTAACTGTCGCATCAACCGATACAACAACCGGTACCATTACACTTCCAGCCTACACGGAGTTTACGACTTCGGTAGATGACGTATCATATACATTCCGCAACACCGAAGAGTTTACTGCGGCAAATGATGGTAATGGTAACTTTACATTCAAGACGACAGACGGTTCATCCGACATTGTAGTCAAGGAAGGTGCACTCAAAACAAAGACATATCTTGTTGGCGATGAAACGGATAATCAAGTCTATGTTATTCCAGACGAGAATATTGATACCGAAACGATTGCTGTAACAGTCTTTCCAACTGCTGCATCAACAAGTGGTACTACATACACTGACATTCAGAATTCAGTTAGAATCAATGCTACATCGACTGTGTTTATTGTAAGAGAAGTGCCGAATGGCTTTTTTGAACTGACATTCTCAGAAGGTAATGTATTGGGTAAGGCACCTGAAGCTGGCAATAAGATTGAAGTCAAGTATCTTCAGACAAAGGGCAAGGACGCAAATAATGCTACCAGCTTTACGACTACAAAAGAATATACACTGACAAGCGGTGATCATGGTATTACTATTACTCTTCCATCAGGCACAACAAAATCCGGTGGTGGAGATGATAAGGAAACGATCGGATCAATCAAGGCAAATGCACCGATTGCATTTGCTACGCAACAGAGATTGGTGACTGCCGAAGACTACAAGGCTTTGATTCTTCAAAGATATTCATCGACCGTAAAGGACGTAACTGCCTGGGGTGGTAACGATAACGTTCCAAAGAACTATGGTAACGTTTACGTTTCACTTAACTTCAAGGACAATATTGACGCTGCTACTCAGGCTTCGACAAAGGATAGCATTAAGAATACATTGAGTGAGAATCTTGGTATCATGTCAATCGATACGATCTTCTCAGATCCAATCAGTACTTTCCTTGAGTTGACTACTACATTTAACTTTGATCCGGATTTGACTGGTGATACTATTGAAGCTACACAAACTCGAGTTCAGTCAGCGATTAATACATACATCACCGACAATCTGAATACGTTTGATGCAGTCTTTAGAAGATCACAACTCTTGACAACAATCGATGCTCTTGGTCCTGCGGTACTGAATACTTCGATTGATCCTAAAGTTCAGCAAAGATTTACTCCTACATTAAACTTCCTGCAGAATCTTGACGTTAACTTCCCGGTAGCACTACAAGCTCCGGACGATGTTACGCATATTGTTCAGACTGGTACGTTCAACGATCAGAATGGCGAACAAAGCTTTATTCGAAACAAGCTCGAGAGCACAACTCTTGAAATGGTAAATAACGTAACGGGCAATATCTCAAAGGATAACGTTGGAAGTTACAATCCTTCGACCGGTGTTGTCAGCTTTGTTGGTATCGAGATCTCATCGTTTACCGGAGATGATATTAAGATCTCTGCTATTCCTAATGATAAGAGTACTATCAAACCGTTGAGAAACTATATCCTCAAAGTTGACACCGATAAGTCATCATCGACCGGTATCATTGACTATCAGAACACGGCTACGACACTGACATAATGGCACAAGATTATAATAGAAGAGCGCTGACTATTCAGCAACCGGCGATTGAGGAAGCTCTGCCTGAATATTTTCAGACGGACAACTCTAAACTTGTCACTCTCATCGAGAAATACTATGACTTTCTTGATAGTGATGGTAAGCACGCGTTTGGTACTTCTATTCGAGATCTTCACCATGTCAGAGATGTTGCAGAAACGGATCAGATCGATGAGTTGATCAAGGAGATTGGTAACGGTCTTCAGTCTGCTGCGTTCTTCAAGGAGCCACGCCTTATGGCAAAGCTTCTTGCCAAGTTTTATCGTTCAAAAGGTTCTCTCGTTTCAGTGGAAGGTTTCTTCCGCGGCTTCTTTGGCGAGGAAGTAGAAGTAGAATATCCAAAAGATCAGATTTTTATTGTAGGTGAATCGAACATTGGATTTGATTCACAAAGATTTATTCAGAACAATGAACTATATCAGATCTTTTCGATTCTACTGAAAGTTGGTCTATCAACACAAGACTATGAAACTCTGTACAAAAGATTTGTACACCCTGCAGGATTCTTCTTTGCCGGTCAGGTTCTTTCTGTCGGTGAAGGTGATGCATCTCTTTCTGCACCGTTTACAATCAATCCAATTGATTCGGCTGCGCTGAATCCGATCTTTGCGTCCGAGGCTGCAGCACTTCCGATTGGTACATTGTCAGAGTTTACAAATATTATCGAGTCTGATGGCATCGAACTGAGAGTTGGTGTCGGTAACTCCATTTCAACCTATGCTGATTCCGCACTTGATTCAAGCGTAACCGTGACTATGCTGAATAACTTCTATGGTTCTATTATGGAACTCGTTACACCGAACTCATTTACATTCGATGATAGCGCAGCATCAGACAGGCCTGATTTCTCAATGACTCTAGAAACGATGGATGCAGAAATGTTTACGAGATATACTGCAAATATCCTCGATTCTTCGATATAAATAAAGTAAACGATTAAGAGTGAAAAATGACTAGACAAAACATTGCAATTGGCTCAACCGCTAACGATGGTACAGGTGATACTCTTCGCGCGGCTGGCACTAAGATTAATGAAAACTTCGTAGAGGTATATAGACGTCTCGGAGGAGACTCGAATACGCTCTCTACTCAGATTACACTTGAAGATAGCTCGATTGTATTTGAAGGCTCGGCGTCGGATGCGCACGAGACTCGCCTGGCAGTCATCAATCCAACCGCGGATCGGCTCGTACAACTCCCTGATGGTAGTGGTGTTGTCGTGCTGGATGCCTCGACTAACACTCTTACAAATAAGACACTAACTGAGCCTACAATCTATAGGCCTATTATTCAACAGTCAATCAATGACTCGAACGGCAATATTCTAATCAACCTGACAAGCACAGCAAGTGCCGTCAATAATATTACAATCACCAACCAGTCTACGACTAACACACCATCGATCGGTGCAAGTGGTGATTCGGCAAACTTGAACCTTGACATTACTGGTAAAGGTACCGGTTCGGTTGATATTCAAAAGATTGCTTTGAGTAGTGTTGAAATGACAGCGACTGGAACCGTATCGCAGACCGCAAGCTATATTATCTTTAATGGAACTCTTGCGATTGCTGCAGCTCTCGGTGATGGTACAACAACCGGTGAGATGAAGTTCTTTACAAACAAAGGTTCTCTTGCTGTAACAGTTACACCGACCAACTTTGCTGGTGGTGTATCATTTGCACTTGGCCAGAATGAAGCAGCTCAATGTATTTGGGATGGATCTAACTGGTTCCTCACTGGTAACTCAAGCATTCTAACAATAACGTTATAGGGTGATATAATATGGTAGCTATTGTAACCGATGCACTAAAACAACAAATCGCAGATCTGATCTTCCAGGAAGCAGATAATAGCACTGATAGTGACGAGTTCTTCATTGGTATTGGTAAGGCCGATGCCTATGACTCATCAGACACTGTTGCTACACCTGTACGTACGACTAAAGAAGAAAGAGAAGCAAGAAATAATCTACAGTCGGTGAAGAAAGTCACCGGCCAATCATTCGTTATTCCAAGATATAACTGGACATCTGGTGGTATCTACAATGCGTGGTCAGATGAGTTTGTTGGTATTCCTTCAAACACATACTACGTAATGACAGAGGATAACGAGGTTTACATCTGTCTGCAACAAGGTAAGAACGCGGCTGGTCAAGCAAATCAGTCAACAGTCAAGCCTTCATATACGGATGCGGGTGTTAACGAGATCAGAGCATTCAGAACTTCTGACGGATACGTTTGGAAACTGGTCTATGCTATCTCGGCAGCTCGAGCAAATACATTCCTGTCTTCTACTTTCATTCCGATTCAAGATGTGAGTAAAGATTCTGCGTCTGCAAACGCATTTGAACTACAGCAGCTTAACATTAAAAACTCGACTCGTCCTGGCGCCATTGTTGGCGTAGAGATTGAGCAGGGTGGAACTGGTTTCACATCGGCACCGACTATTACAATCAACGGTAATGGTACTGGAGCAGCGGCTACTGCCACTATTTCAGGTAACACAATCGTAAAAGTCGAGATGAATAACGAGTCTGCTGGACTTGGTAGTGGATATGATTATGCCTCTATCAGCCTGTCCGGTGGAGGTGGATCCGGTGCTTCACTCAGACCTATTATCGGTCCAAGAGAAGGCATTGGTCATTCGGCCATTGCTGATCTCAAGGCCTCTTCTATTATGTTCAACATCAAACCTTCCGGTGCTGAAAACGATACATTCAATATTACAAACGACTTTAGACAGATACTTCTATTGAAGAATGTTGAACAGTCTGATAGTGATACTGCTGGTATTCGTTTCAAAGGTTCATCGTCAAAGGCACAAAGATTCCTTACGATTAATGGAACTATCTCCACGGCCGGTTTTGTTGTTGATGAAACAATGACTGGTGGTACATCTGGCGCTACAGCATTTGTTGATGAACTTGATTCTGCAGGAGGAAATAAGATCTTCTTCCATCAGAATGCAAATAATATCGCAGGTGATTTCAGTGACGGTGAAACAATCACTGGTTCAGGATCCGGTTCTGCAACTGTAGATAGCGCAGTCAAGGCTTCGGCGGTTGATCCCCATAGCGGAGACTTGCTATATATAGAAAACAGAGCACGAGTCATTCGGTCTTCGGCTCAAACAGAAGACATTAAAGTTATTATTACGGTGTAAAGAATGGCAACAAATCTTACAAATACCACGTTTTCGACTACGTATAAAGACGATTTCAAGGATAGCGATCATTATCATCGCGTTCTCTTTAACTCTGGCAAAGCGCTTCAAGCTCGTGAACTTACACAGCTTCAAACAATCATCCAAAAGGAGATTGAGCGGTTTGGCTCGAACATTTTCGTAGATGGTGGTGTTGTAAAGCCAGGCGGACTGTCAGTCAATAACAGATTTGAGTTTATTAAACTCGCTGCTGGTCAGCTTCCGACAAATACATCTCAGATCCTCGGTAAAGTATTTACAGTTAAGTCACCAGATCCACAGCTTGAGGTGAAGATTCTTAAAGTTGTACCTGCATCTGGTTCTGATCCCGACACTCTCTACGTAGAATATATGAGCACTTCGGCCGGTACATCATCGGCTACTCCTATTCGTGTAGGTAATGGTCAAACTCTCGAGAACACAGTTCTTGGCAATAGCTTTGATATGCTCACTGCTTCGACAGGAGCATCTGGCGTAGGTACCGAAGCATCGGTCGCCGAAGGTATCTTCTTTGTGCAAGGACACTTTGTCTTTGCTAAGAAACAATCTATCTTTGTCGATAAGTATTCTGGTACACCTAGCGAAGAAGTTGGTTTCAAGGTAATCGAACAGACGGTTACGGCAGACGATAATAGTGCACTGTTTGATAACCAAGGGGCATCACCTAACCTTGCTGCACCTGGTGCTGACAGATATCAGATCGTTCTGAATCTGACAAACAAGTCGGATCTTGGAGCCTCGGACAACTTTGTATATCTCGCTCGGTTGTCGAGTGGTAAGATTGTCGATGAGACCAAGAAGGAAGATGCATATAATACTCTGACAGATCTTCTTGCGTTGAGAACAAAGGAAGAATCTGGTAACTATATCGTAAAGCCATTTAACGCTAAGTACGAAGATCTCAACGATTCAAACCTTCAACTGCAAGTCAGTGATGGTATTGTATACGTTGATGGATATCGTCTTGAAGTTGGTGCAAAGAATATTACAGTACCGAAAGCACAGGAAACAGTAACAATCGACAACGAAACTGTCGTTGTTCAATATGGTAACTATGTCATTGGTAACGCCACAAATAATAAAGGCCTGCCAAACATTGAGACAAACGCTGAGTTTAGCCTCTATGATACAGCAGCTCTAGGTGGTAACCATCTTGGATTTGCTCGCTGTAGAGCGATTGAAAAGGATGGATCCTCATACAGATTCTATTTGTTTGATATTCGCATGAACTCTGGTTCAAGCTTCTCGGCTGTTAAGTCATTTGGTACTGGTTCTGCTGACTATGTTAACGTGGTCTTGGAAGGTGGTAGTGCTGTACTGAAAAGTACACTCAATAATGATCTCCTCTTCCCACTTCCACGTAGTCGTCCTACACAAACTGGTATTACAGCAGACACTGTAACAGTACAAAGACGTTATACATTTACTACAAACTCAGGTGGTAGCGTAACTGGTGCGCCTTCTGGTGGACCGGGTACTGGATATACATTTACAAACACATCGCAGTGGATTATCTCAGCAGTTGATGGTGCAGTTGAAACTGGTACTATTACACTGAACGGAACACAGACTGCTTTTGATGTCACAGGTCTGACTGGTTCTACGGACTACGAAGTGATTGCCTATGTAAATAAGTCATCACCTACAGCACGTACAAAGAACCTGACCGAAACAACTATTACTAAATCCTGGCCGGCAGATGCAGAATCTGATGGTTCAGGTAATGGCGTACAGTTTATCAGCCTTGATAAGCCGGACGTCTTTAAGGTTAAATCAATCAAACTGACAGACTCGGATGGCGCCGATATCTCTTCTAACTTTACAATCGATAATGGACAGAGAGATAACTACTATGGCATTGGCCGTCTAGTTGCAAGAAGTGGTGCTACATTCCCGCAGAATGCACAAATCTTCTCTCGGTTTGAACATTTTACTCATACAGCTGGCGACTTCTTTAATGCCAACTCCTATCAGGCTGCGCAGGTAGCATACGATAGGATTCCATCACATAGATTGAATACTGGTGAAACTGTATCTCTACGTGATGTTATGGACTTCAGACCAGTCGCTACAAAAGATTTTACAAGCGTAGACTCTTCGGTTCTTAAGATTCGTTTCGATTCTGACGGTGCAGGAAATAATCCTATCATCAACTATCTTCCGCAGAACACCGGAACATTTACGGCCGATATTGTTTACTACATGCCGAGAAGAGATATTCTTGTCGCTACAACTTTGACACCTGGTGGAGAGAGAATCCCAAGAGGTGATGTCAAAGTTATTCAAGGTGCATCTTCTCTTGAGCCGCAGTTGCCTGAAACACCTGTTGGTTCAATGCCGCTGTATAACTTTAAGCTCAATCCATTTACACTGGATGAGTCCGATACATCGAGCACATTCATTCCGGCAAAACGATTTACAATGGCAGACATTGCAGAACTTGAAACTCGTATCGATGAGCTTCAGGAACTGACAACACTGAGCCTGCTTGAACTCAATACTACATCACTTGAAGTTCTCGATTCTTCGGGTAATCCAAGAACAAAAGCTGGATTCCTTGTCGATAACTTTAAGGATGCCACCTTCTCTGCTATCGATAGAGAAGAATATCGTGCTGGCCATGACAACCTTGAAGGTTTGCTCGAGCCACTGCAGACTGCAAGAAACGTAAGACTGATTCACGATTCAGATAACTCTACTACAGAACGTAGAGGTGATATTGTTACACTGCCGATCTCGAGCCATGTAGCTCTCATCAATCAGAACCTTGCAACAGAAACAGAGAACATTAATCCATTTGCGGTTATTGTATCACAAGGACATATGGACCTTTCACCTTCTTCTGACGAATGGGTAGAAACACAATATGCACCTGACGTTATTGTTAATGTTGATGGTGGTACCGAAAGACTCAGCACTCGCTGGATTGCACGTATACGTCAGAGACTATCTGCATTCCGTGATAGTTGGATTGGTAACCCTGTTGGTTCAAGAGTTCTTGTACGTGGTACACCTCGTAACCGTAGAGAAACGATTGGTGATCGTGTAGTTGATACACAGTTCATTCCGTTTATGAGATCACGTAAGATCTTCTTCCGTACACAAGGCCTGCGTAGATTTACAAAGCACTTCCTCTTCTTTGGTGGTACAGACATTACTACATTTGCAAGAGCTGAAACAACATTCCAGAGATTCGCTACTCGCGATGACAATCCTGGCAACATCTTTACTAATGCCACTACACACCCTGATGGTGCAAGTGATCTTGTATCTGATTCAGCTGGTGGTCTTATTGGTTCGTTTATTATTCCATCAACGAGCTCAACAAGATTCCGTACCGGTACACAGAGAGTTCAGCTTATGGACGTTAGCTCTGGTGTAGCAGATGATGCGGTGTCAAAGGCACAAACTACATTTACCTCAACCGGTGTTCTGTCAACTCGTCAGAGAACAATCAGAAACACTCGTATTGAAACCGAGTTCTTTGTTCAGGAATATGATCCACTTGCACAGTCATTCCGTGTAGATGGTGCTGACAATCCTAACGGTGTGTTCATTACGAAGGTTGATGCATTCTTTAATACAAGAGATGATGTCACAAACGGTGTTCCGGTACAACTTCAGCTCCGTACAGTAGAAAATGGTATTCCTACTTCGGCTCCGATTCCTGGTGCAGTCAAGTTCCTGCAGCCAAGTGAAGTCAGTATTCCGAGTGATCTGAATAATATTTCAACTATTAGATCTACACCGACTACATTCGAGTTTGATGAGCCAGTATATCTTGAGCCACAGCGTGACTATGCGATTGTTCTCCTTGCAGACACAACAGCCTATAACGTTTATGTCGCCAAGACATATGAGTTCCTGATCGGATCCACGCAACAGAGAGTGAATAAGCAACCTACACTTGGTTCTATGTTCCTTTCTCAGAATGGTATTACATGGACACCTGATCAGCAAAGAGATCTAATGTTCAAGTTGTATCGTGCTGACTTTAGCTCATCCGCTCAAACGACTATGACAAACTCCGAGCCACCCGAAGAACTGCTTGGTAACAATCCGATTCTGACAGATTCTGGTAGTTCCACATTGAGATTCTTCCATGAGGGTCATGGCTTTACAAGAAATGATAAGATTCGTATTCGCGGTCTCGATTCATCCGCATCGTTTGCTGGTATCCAAGGTGCTTCGATTAACGGTACAAGAACTATCGTTAATGTTGACCATACCGGTTATACACTAGCGGCTGACTCCAATGCAACATCTACAATCCGTGTAGGTGGAAACGGAGTGATCACGACTCAAAATGCAATGTTTGACGCATTCATTCCACAGGTTCAGACTATGACACCTGATGGAGCAAGCCTGTCCGCTAAAGTCAAACTGACGGACGGTGCTTCCTATGCAAATGGTAGAAATACATCATCTGCACCAAGAACGAAAGCATCTGCATTCAGCTCTATTACACTGAACGAACCGAACTTTAACGAAGGACCAAAGGCTATCTACTCAGGCGTGAATGAAGCACTGGCTCCTCTATCCGGTACTAAGTCACTGACAATGCAGCTGGATCTTTCGACCACAGATACAAAAGTTTCACCAGTTGTTGATCTACAGAGAAACTCGATTGCTACATTCGAGAATATTATCGATAAGCAAGATTCTGCTGCAACATCTGGATTTAACGTACCTTTGAACTTTACTGCAGAAACACATCCTTCGGATGGATCAAGCGCAGCCAAGCACGTAACAACTGCGGTTACACTTGAAGAGCCGGCCGTTGGATTGAAGATCCTGTTTGCCGGTAACAGACCTTCTGCCGCAAGATTCAAAGTATTCTTCAAGACTGCTACCGATGAGAGTCTCGATGACGTAGCATTTGTTGAAGTATCAGAAGCAACATCAAATCCGGCTGACGAAACTAAGACTACATTTAGACAGTATGAGTTTCTTGCTGGTGGACAGGGTGGATTCCTTGATACATTCACCAAGTTCCAAGTGAAGATTGTAATGGAAACAACTAACTCTTCAAAAAGTCCTTCAATAAAAGACTTGAGAGTTATTGCGATGGTAACGTAATGAATAAATATATACAGGTTGACGGACATCCTGGACTTGTAAGAGACAGATCTTCCGGCGCCATCATTAACGTGAACTCGCAGGAAATGACTAACGCCCGAGCAAGAAAAGCGAAATGGAGAGCCGACCAAGAAGAACTAGTCAGTCTCCGTTCAGATGTTCAAGAAATGAAAGCAATGCTTGCGAAGATATTAGAGGATAAAGATGGCGATAACAAACATCAATCTTTCTGACGCAGTTTCTACCTGGGTCACGAAAACAAATACGATCGCCACCAATGTAGGTGATATTGCACTCCTGAATCAAGGGTCAAACCTTGTTGCGGGTGTAAACAACGTTGACTCGAATGTTGGTACTCTATCGTCACTGAGTACTACAGATAAGTCTGACCTTGTGTCGGCGATCAATGAAGTACAAAGCGCGGCCTCGGCTGCATTAGTTAGATCAAGATTCCAAGAGGGTATTGGTCTAAACTTTGATTCTGCTAATGGTACACTCTCGGCTGAGCTAGCAACAACGAGAGATTCTATTGGTGATACCGGTAAGAATGCTGGTATTGGAATGTATTCATCAACGCACTTTACTGTAAGCAGTGATAGTGCACTTGTTGAACTTGCTGATAGTGCGGTGAGTTCGGCTAAACTTCGAGGAGCAGTTAGATTTAGAATATATAACTCTACTGGAGGAACTTTAAAAGATTTATATGGAGCTGGAAGCTAATGGCCACAAGAACCCCACTTTATGTAAACGCTGATGGCGATTTACAAGAAATGACATCGGCAATGATCAATGAGATCATTGCTCAAGTGTCATATCAATATTCACAGAGCCCGTCGGTCACTCTTTCAAGAGTGTCATCAGGCGGAAGCTTAGGTACGATTAACGATACGAGATTGCAGGCTGGTGCAGCGATCACAAGAACAGAGAGATTTGCTACGGAAGGGGAACTTGCCGAACCGTCCACAGTGACAGTCGGTAACGCAAAGATTACTCAGTCTGTGGCATCACCGTCGCAACCTGCTGATACAAACAGCAAGGCGTTTCCGATTTACTATACGGCAGGTGGTGACATTCAGTCGATGACATACGATGATATGAACGATACATTCATTCATCCGGCGATTGATAATCTAGTATCTGGTTCGACCGGTACCGCACAAGGTGGTACATATACTATTGCAACATCAACATCGTTGTCAGGCGCAACTCTTGTTTCTGGTAGCAGCGTATTCGCCGATACTCGAGCAAACACCGGTGCATATACAGCTGGTGGCATTGCTGAAACACTCGACCAGCCGACAACCGTTACAAACTACTATCTACATCAGATTGATGGTGCTGTCCAGTCATACACCGCTCCTGCTTATATCCGCTCCGATAATGACATTCAGACATTCACCACATCTAACTTTGATACACTCTTGCAAGACTTTGTAAGATACGAAGCTGCTAGCTCGGCTTCAACTTATAGGATCCGCTATAGCTATTCTACTGGTACTAACAGAGGATCAGGCATGGTGGATACAAAACTGAACGGCTCTGGTAACCGCCAGACTCGATTCGTTAACGCAAACGATTATCGTGCTCAGGAGTTCCCGAATGGATCTCCAGCGACAATCGCAACTCATAATCTTAAAATTGGCAAATCATCATAAGGATTGAAACTATGTTACCAGGATACGACTATCTTACTGCTCATTTTACTGATCAGGAAAAAACACAGATTGCCACATACTGGGTGGATCCAACCAATCCAGACGCGGTGATTGAAGAATCTATTACTATGGACGACGAGCATCCTGTATATCAGGAGCTTCTGACTCATACTACTCTCGATGAGATTCACGAAAACACAGTGAATAACATCCGTGAACAGAGAAAAGCATTTGAAGAAATGGTGATGAGAATCGCTAAACGCGATGGTCTTATCTCCGATATTATTACATCTGAAAATAGCATTTATCAGGTTGTAGCTAATACTATCTTCCAAGACTTTAACGTCGAAAATGATAACGCTGCAGAACAGCTGTTTTCATTCAAACTTACTCTGTTCGAACAGGAGTGGTTGAAGAATCATGACGATCGTGAAGGTAAAGCAGCGCTGAGAAAAGCAAACAGCTATATCGAAGCTATGGAAATCGCAATCGGTCTTTACAAGGCCGCGAAGTAAGATCTCCACCAGCCTTCAGTCTTCATATATTCATAACGTTGATTAAACAGGACGACCGGATATTCCGGTCGTTCTTCTGTTATAGTCTGAAATGAACAGAAGCCATAGTAAATACACTTCGGTTTGAAATGCTCGTACAAATACTGGTCAATACCTTTCCAGTATTTTACCATATAGTAGTCAGGATCCTGTGCAAACTTTTCATGTATATAAGAGAAGTCGCCTTTCCAAGATATAATCGATGAGTTGAGCGGTGTATGATAGTCCGGTCTCCACCAAGCTCGACATACATGCAAGTCATTATATACAAACCGATTGCAATCGCCTTTGATTAGAACGTCTAGATCAAAGTACAGATAGTTCTTTTCTTCTTTGAATCTCTCAAACATTAGAAGCTTATTGAAAACACCGTCATACCTGTCCTCGGTAATGACATGGAAGTCAGTGTATTCAAGATTTGAATACGTATCAATCATATGTTTTAGATTCTGTACGTATTCTGGTCCGTACTTACTTCCGGTGTTTACGCAAATAATCTCCAAAGTTCTTGTCAAACTTCACTCTCCGTTCTTCGGGTGTACCAAAGGCAAATCCTTGTAGATCTACTATATAAAAATCTTGTCCATCATATACAAAGTTAGGTATGCGATAATCGCCGTATCCGTATGTTGGATGTTCAAACTGTTCCTCTTCGATTCGATAAGCCAGTTCTATCCTCAGGTCGTATGGAAGATACGGACTTTCCTGTTTGATATATTCACGTCGAAGATGAATCTTGTTATCACCATAGGATAACTTATACTCAGGTATCTTTACCCGTTTCCATTTTATCGAGGGTATGAGCTTATCGAATAACTCAACCATGCCTTCATAATATTCTGTCTCATTATCATCAAACTCAAGATAACGATCGAGCATCATCTTGCTTTTCATAACCAATAGTCCTTAATCCATGCATGTTCATTATTATGGATATCGTTGTCAGGATTTGCAAAGTGTACGATCTTCACCAGTTCATTGATCTCATCACCCAAAATAAGATACCTCTCCTTGAACTCGCGAATATATCTCATATTGATCTTGCGATTGTTATCATAGTCCTTTGTATATTTACAAACCCACTGGCCTGGCATAAGTGTAACCTTACCACCATTTTCGCGAATAGTGTCCTCGACAAAGTTTTGTTCACCAAAGTATCTAAAGTGGACTACACCTTTGTCAAAGTAATATGTCTGCCACTTCTCTATATCACTATAGAACTTATCCCAAACACATTGAAAGTCACCGGCATGAAACTTATACCAGCCACCATTGAGTGTAGTATCACGAGCGTCGGTCCACCATTTATTATACGACACTATTTCATTTTTCTCACAGGGGTATGCAATCATTTCAGTAATGTCCTGAACAATAATCTGATCAATGTCCATGACAATGATTTCACCCGGACCGGTAAATGCCTGATCAAAAAATCTAAGTTTCCACCAGTGAGCCTGAATCGGTAAGTCTTTTGTTAAAGGTATTTGTCTATCACATTCAACACGCGTGTCAGAATACGCAATAAACTCGAAGTCAATCTTGCAGTTTCTTTTCAAACCTCGATATAGTTTATCTACGTAGTCCGGCGTATACTTGCCTTCATAATATAAGACAAAGATCTTAACCATATATGTCTTCAAATCTCTTATTAATACAGTGCACCATACGAGTGTCAGAAAAATCTTGACGTGGTTCTTCTGAATCGTATACAGTGTGCCAATCGGTCAGGTTTGTATACGGTATTCCGTTCTTTTCAATCAGGTATGAAAGAAACACCTCGTTATTTTCAAAGGCAGTAATCTCTTTCATATGCTCAAGATTCTTTTCGTAGTCAAGCTTGACGGTCTTGTCTGCAATCATAATACCGGTATTCGCAATCAGACCAGACATTGAAACAATCTCATCTTCAAAAAGCATACGCCTCTTGAACTGTGCCTTTCTATACCTGTGATACTTGTCTCTATTACTGAATCGATTATTGAACTCACTCTTACACAGGTCATAGTAATCCTGCCATGAGTCAACATACTTACAGTCCTTCATTACCTGTTGAGCTTCCTTGTTATACACATCGACTCCGTCTTCCATGAGGAGACCAAAGCCACTGACGGCATCAAAGATATTTTCTGTCGAGGTAATCGCAACATCAAAGTCAAGATATAGAACCTGATCGTATACATCGAGTAGCTCTTCCATCAGAATAATCTTACGATGATTGAGATCAATGTAGCCCGATTCAGAAGTAAGAAGCTGATAGTCTGCGCCGTGCAGAGTAGCGTAGTTACTCTTACTGTCGTTGAGTTGATTAAAATATTTTGTGTACTGAGACTTGCTGTACTCGGTTACTCTTTCGCCGAGAGGCATATCCTCATAGATACTGAATATTATTCGTTTCACAATATCTCCATATCTGTCCGAAGTTTTTGTTAATAGCATGGACGAACTTTACATCTTTGAATATGTATTCGTTGTCCATAAAGAAATGCCACTGCTCATCGAGCCACTGAATAGGTACTCCTGACGTTACAACCTTGTAGCTAAAGAGAGTTTCATTATCGTATCCAAAGATCTTTTCTACATGTGGCGGAAAGCCCGAAGAGCCTGGAACCTGAAGATCAGTCATATGCTGAATGTCCTCATCAAACTTTCCAAAGTAATCGAGCTGTTTTACGTGTTCTTTCTTTGCACCAATGATTCCAGTATTGTATACGTCGTTCTGTGCACCCGGTCCATCTGCCATAAGCATGGCCATACTATTTAGCCATTTGGCTGTAGGAGATCGATTGCAATCTCCGACTTGATTGAATCTTTTTTTGACGTGGTCATTATTATTTGCAATGGCGATACCTTTATCGAGATCCCATACATCAAAGAAACACTCGTCCGTAGTAGGTACTACATCAAAATCGAGATATAATACTTCATCATACCTATTACTCATTTTTTCGAGTAGATGAAGCTTATAGAAGTTAATGATATGATAGTCAGTAAAGTAAGGATGATCCTGCTTCATCTGTTCGTAGTAGTTAAGCCACTGCTGATCATATTCAAACATTTCAAACGTAGCATTACATACGTCAGCATATCTTACCTTCGTATCATACAGCTTGTCATAGTTATCGCGTAGAGCGTACTTAGTTCTTTCTGACTTTGATATTGTGTCACCACGATAGGCGGGCTGATCGTCAAGCCTTTCCTTTGGAATATCAATGTATAGACTATAGATTCCTCGTCTCATCTTTCACCTATCACTGTAAAACGTTTAAACTTATTACACTGTACTTCACCGGCGAAATATATTTTATTTAGACCGGCCTTGAATATGAGTTCATCGGCACTATCTACACAGTTAGTGTGTTCCGGATGATCATAGTAATCATTTGATTGTAGAGCATAAACCATGCTCGATCCACCGTCATCGAGTCTTGCTAAGTTTGGCATGTGTTCACAACTCGTATTGATAAGTATGTTGTGTTCGCCAAGAAACTTATGCCACCAGGTATCCTTAAACATATCTTCCTGGCTGTATTCCATCTGTGTAGTATGTTGCCGAGCATAACTCTTCAATACTCGAGCAACACTCGGATCAATATCATTCAGATGCATACCATTATAGCAAAGCATAAAGTTGTTTAGAATATACGGAATAATGAGTGTACCATACCACGCACCTTGTATATGAAAGTTGTACTTTCGAACAGGACAGTGTCTGTACATTTTTTCAATCAGATATTTTTTACTTTTTACCTGTGATTCACAATACGTTTGAGTGTATCTTTCGATCTCGCTACAAAACTCGAACTTCCGCTGTTGTTCGTACAAATATTCTACCTTTACCTCGAAGTTCAAGTCCATTATATCATTCTATTCTGGTGATTGCTTCCGCACTTCCTGTTGCATGTTTCGATACATCTTCCAACAAACTGTTCCTGAAGATTTCCATATTGAGATATATATGATTCGATTATAGTGTCAAAATCATACTGTCGCATGTCGTGTTTAATATCACGATCAAACATCCAGTTACCGAAGTCATAGTTATTCCGTGGATCATACTTTTCGTGAATAAGCTGTGTACCGGTCCAACAGCATGGTGTAACTAGTCCGTCGGCGGAGATATAAACCTCACGTTTATCGACTGACATACACTCGATATCCTTTTCAATCAAGCCTTCCTTTACGGTGTCTGCCTGATACTCAGGGTTTGATGGTAGAGTTAGCTTGTCTCGTTTTATCTCGTCAGATTGTTTCTTACGATACATCTGAGTCTTTGGCGTCATAGGCTTGTCAGGATCATACAATCGAGTGGTGGCTCTTACCTGAAATGTATCGAATCCCATATCCTTCGACAATTGCCGGCACTCTTCGATCTGATGCTCGTTGTGTGCAAAAGCTAGCATAATCCAATAGGCCTTACCTCCGGCTTCAATAAAAGCTCGAGCGTTTTCTATGATCTTATCGAACGAAGTGTTCTTACGGTATATATGATTGGTGTCTGCCAGGCCATCGATCGAGAAGTTGACCGTTACACTTTTTAGCTTTGCTATTTCCTTCCAATAGTCCGGAGTACGCAGAGATCCATTTGTATCGATACTCTGATGTTGTATACCATACTCATCACATAGTTGAAATACATCGAGAGCTTGGGGATGCATCATAGGATCGCCAAAGTTACCACAGTGGATAATCTTTCGAATAGTCGCGCCATACCTACTCGTAAGAATCTCATCAAACCATTGTACAGGCATATCATGAAATCCCCACTCATGCATAGCCTTTGATAAACCTTTGGGGAAAGCACCGGTACGTGGACACTGAGGACATGCAGCGTTACATCGATTTGTCAACTCGACATGAATCGAATCGAGATTGTTATACATCATTGCCATAGTCTTTTTACTCTTTCATCTTCAACCGTATGATTCTTTCCTCCCTGATTAAAGATCAATAAGGCACCCTTTGTCTCATCAAATCCAGTATGATGATATGACTGTACCCATTTCTTATCAATGTAGGATAGGTTAAACTCCTCGAACTCGTGATAGAAGAATACCTTGTCAATACCTTTATAAGTATCTAGTAACTTCTGGCAGTTTTGATCAAAGTAATCATATACTCGTTTAACTTCTTGAGTTGGATTCCAGATCATAACAGATGAGTTAAGATCACAAGATACATTCCTGTTATAGCCTTTGAAATCTCTAACTGGATCTACCCAGTAAGCTTCAGCTATAGTAAGGTTACTAGTAACCTCCATTACCATATCAGTAATGTTATTATATAATACCACATCGAGATCAAAAAGTACACTAGTTTTTTCAGGTATTCTTTCATCTGAAAGCAAAGTGATCTTGTTCCACCATTTTGGCCACCTTGTATCTTTTATAGATAAACAGGTAATGTCACTAATGATGCCACTTGGATCATCGGTCAGGCAATACATTTGAAAAGGAATATGTAGGTGTCGGCTTACCATCGAGTGTAGTTTGTTAACATACTCTGCATTGTAAGCTGTACCCCATTTGACACAGAGTACATTTATATGATCACTGGTATTTCTCACGGTTTTCACGATGCTGCCATAACTCAAATTGATTTAGATGGTAATATTATATATGCATCGCATTCGGAAAGATTGACAAGAAAGAAGAACGATAAGAACCTTGCTCCGCAGTTTGAGCTTAAAGGTAAGACCGTCTTCTATGAACGTCCATTTCTCAAGAATCTACGTAGGCTCTATGCAGGACAATCCTGGAGTAAGAGGCCAAAGTACGATGAGTACATTCCTCATCACTGGTCGCATGCAGCCGGATCGTACTACACTCGCCCCTGGCCAGAAGAACCAGTCTGTGTAGTCATTGATGCAATCGGTGAATGGGATACTGCATCCATCTGGTATAATAAGAAAAAAGTCTGGTCAATGAGATACCCAAAATCTCTTGGGCTGTTCTATTCTGCTATGACTCAGGCCTGTGGTTTGAAACCGAATGAAGATGAATACATCACAATGGGCATGGCTGCTTATGGAGATCCAATATACGATATTGACGTGTTTGAAGACTGGCATCGTGGTCATAAGATGGAAGGCAAACCAGAAGACATTGCTGCCAGCGCGCAAAAACTTATCACAGACGAAATACAAAAGATTATGCGGCGAGCTCGTAGATACTCGCCATACCTGTGTTATGGTGGAGGTGTAGCTCTTAACTGTGTTACCAACTCGGCAATATATAATATGTTCGAAAAGATTTGGATTATGCCTAATCCTGGCGATGCCGGTGGATCTCTTGGTGCTGCAGCTGCGTATTTAGACAAACCTCTAAAATGGAAAGGACCGTATCTTGGAACTAATATCAAAACTGAACTCAACCCTCGTAAAGTTGCTCGACATATTTTTGACAATCGTGTGTGTGGGGTGGCTCATGGTCCTGCTGAGTTTGGCCCTCGGGCCCTTGGTAATCGTAGCTTGCTTGGTGATCCTCGGAGAGACATTAAGGACACTGTTAACGACATTAAGAAAAGGCAAAGATTCAGACCGTTCGCACCAGCAATCCTAGAAGAATGGGCTCATGCTTATTTTAAGGGACCGATGAATGAGTATATGCAGTATGTAGCTCAAGCTCAACATGACTTTAGTGCAGTAACACATGTTGATGGAACTGCAAGAGTGCAGATTGTAAAGAAGGATTGTTCATCCGTATTACGCCAGATTCTAGAAGAATGGTATGAACTTACTCGATGTCCAATGCTTCTTAACACGAGCCTAAATATTAAAGGGCAGCCAATGGTAGATTCCGTGCAGGATGCTCTTGACTTTGAAAAGGAATATGATGTTAAAGTCTTTTAAGAAACCAACTATGCTGGCGGCGGGTTGTTCATTTACGGATGCAGCCTTTACTTCGATTTTTCATCCTGACTGGGATTTTAGTTATGACAAATGGCCGGGACATGTTGCGCGTAGTCTTAAACTAAAACATGAGAATATTGGACTGTGCGGACTTGGAAACCCTGAGATTGCAAATAGAATAATGGATTACCTTTATGAGAATCCACAGATTGAATATCTGTTTGTTCTCTGGTCAGGATACGATAGATTCGCCAGTGGTAACTATCATCACTGTCCTCAAGCTATTCTTACTCAGAAGTATGAAGAAGAAAATAGTGGTGGAGAAAGAAATCGTGGTAAACTGAGGTGGGAAGCTCAAAGAGAACTAGCTGATAAAGACTGGTCTCACCGAGATACAGTGTTCAGGCTTGAAAATCTAATACCTTTCTATAAGTACTATATGGACGCCTGGTGGGATTATGAAAAGATTGTGACAGAAACTCATAGAGCATTTTATATGGTTCAAAAGGAATGCGAAAGAAGAAACATTAAGTACATGTTCATGCAAGGGCCTACGCCGATTGCTGCCTATTCGATTAAGGAAATGGCAAACGGTGGATACTTAAAAGGCAGGCATTGGAAGTGGCATAACATATCAAAGATGTCAGAAAGCAAATACGCTAATGAGCTCGAGGACACGTGTAACTTTGTAGGCTGGCCAGGATTTGATCTGCTTGGAGGATACGCTGCTTCGACCGATCCTCGTTTTGAAAAGGTGTCAGACGTCGATGGTCATCCAAGTGAAAATGGCCACAAACTAATAGCAGAAGTGTTTATGGAAGAATATGAAAAAGCTTATTCGTAAAATAGTACGTAGAATCAAGTTCATCTTCTTTTCAAGGAAAAGAACGAAGGACGACACTTTTATCTACGAGGACCAATAGTCCTTCACCCAGTTATCACAGGTATGTACTGGTGGTGAATCACCGTTGAATATGCAGGCCGTAAATCCTGGCCTGTGTTTTCCACGCGTCTTGTCGTATCTTGCGCCTTGAGAATATGAGTACACCGTAAACTCGTTAAAGTAATCCCAATCATATCCTCCATAGAACTGGTGATAGTTGTCAGTGGCATCACATTGTTGTAACCAGTAATCTTCGTCCTTCATAAACTCGTTATAGTAATCAACCATAGAGTTTTGTTTCCAATACATCATGGAACTATTGAGCATAGTTCTTTCTTCATGGCGCCTTTCGGAAAACCACTTGTCTGATCTCCAGTATTTGTAGATGATTGTAGGTTTCTGATAATACAACTCGATCTCATCCATGATAATCATGTCAAGATCAAGCGATAAGAAGTGGCCGTCTACTCCAAGGAAGTCTTCCTGAAAGTAGTGCATCTTTGCGGCTTCAAACATGCGAACACCAGAGTTCCATGACTTACCGATTGGATCTCGTAGTTCAACACCTTTGATTGGTGCGGTGTTGTCGGATATACAGAAGAAACGAAAATCATAACTGAGTTTATCGTAGCAACCTTTGTAAAGATTTTCTACGTATTCGTCAGAATATTCGTCACCCCATTTCACGCAGATAATATTCAGGGTCATTATAAAAGTCCAGTTCAGCCGATTCAATATCGTCCTTTAACTCAGGGAAGAGTTCGGTTACATTTGTACCACGAAACTCATTGAGTGTCTTAATGTATTTCATTCCAAGTCTATATAGATTTTCATCTCTTGGTTGTTTGAGTGTTTCAATCAATCCAGCAAACTCATTGCTATATGGATGAGCTCTAAACTCGCGAATCAACTTATCCTTTATCTTGTCTGGTAGGTGGCATGGATTTAACATTCTCGGTGTAGTCACAAGATTTTCATCCATTATAGGCTTAAGGCCTTTTTCAAACATGAAGTACTCAAACATTTCGATTGCGTATAGAATCGATAGGTTAGAAGCAGTAAATGCAATCTCAAACTTGCCGCCATGCTCAATCATTATGTCAAGATTTTCTAAGAACTCTTTCCAATCCAGACCATATCGAATCCAAGAACCTCTTTCTTCGATTCCATCAAGAGAAATCACAAACTTAGATCCATGAAACTGATCAACATAATGCAGGAAGTTACGATTACCGTGTTGTAACTTTGTCAGGTTTGTAACATATAGTAGATCGATGTTCTTTGACTCACCACTCTCGATCAACTTATCCAGTAGATCATAGTGGCTTTTCATCATGAGTGGCTCACCGCCAATGATTTCGAGAGAATGAATATGTTGTGCAATCGACTCGATTTCTTTGATCACCTCATCATATTTAAGTGTTGTTTCAAATGACTGATCCACACGATACTGCTGATCCCACTTGCCTAAGAAATCATATTCATATTTCTTAGTCATCTTCATTAGTTCAGTTTGTCTTGATGAAGAGTTTTTTGGATGACACATAAAGCACTTGAGATTACAATAGTTACCGAAGATTTTTACTTTCAATCGTAAGAATCTGCCTTCAAACTCAAGCTTGCCAGTTTCCATATACTTGTCAACCATAGGCTGAAGTGCTGGAACATTGTGATGCCTGTTCTTCATTTGCCTGTATGATATAGTGTTACGATCTTCGTACTCCTTACACTTTACACAGATAGGCGGAACCTCACCGGCAAGTGTCATCTTCCGATATCTATCCATGTCTTCGGAGAAAAAGTAATCGAGAGGTGTAGTATCGTATACAGTTTTCTCTTCATCGACACCGGCCTTAGCGTAACAGCACGGCCGCCATACGCCTTCGGCATCTGAATACATCATGTTAAAGAGAACGCTACAGAACCATCCGTACTTCGGATCGTCAGTAAGAGTATTGCTCATAAGTAAAGTCCATGTCTATAATATCACCATCCATCAACATATCAATAGGATGCTTCTTGTTAAAATATTTATTAGGGCTCCAGGATTCGGTTTCCTCGTCGTAGTCGAACCAAGGTGAAACTGCGTACACCAAGTTGATTCTTTCTACATCCTCGACTCTTTCTGCAAAGTATGCATGAGGTTGAGCGGTGTCCCATATGTATGTCTTACCCGGCTCATAGTAAAGCTTCAATCCATCATCACCATTGAGCTGAAGGTAATGATTTTCCGGTCCGGCCGTAACACTAATATTCAATCTCATTTCTGTAAACCAAGGGCCATCTCTATGCCAGGCTCTATCCTTCATATATTGTGTTAGCTCTGTACGAGCCGAGTTGAAGGAGGCTAGGCGAGATCTGACCAGAGATCTCTTAATCTTTTTTGTAATCTCACCAATATAACCATGCATAGCTGCTTCGGTCGGATAGTTGAACCCCATTGTATCCTGATAGGTATTCTTTATCTGTGGCAGGATGTCATTGAAATACGTTTTGTCGGTACGCTCATCCATCATCTTACGCCAGGTTTTCATGTCGCTGAACTTATCCTTTGGCATATTGATTCTTGGAAAGCCCAGTGTTTGAGCATGAGGATCCGGAACTACGTCAGGATACGCGTAGTTCTTATTATATGTTAGGCTAAGTCCTCCATAGACATCTTGTCTTTCAAAAGTATTTTTGAAGATATCGACAAACCCGTACCAGCCATACTTATCGTAAGCTTCTTGTGTAGCAGTCTGTAGTTTGTCGAGAGCAATATCCTTGAAGTCGACTACAAAGATCTGCCCTTCATATTTGTCGGTCATATCCAGGTCAGTCTTGTGCCGCAGGTAGTTATCTACGGTTTGATTGTCTGGTACGTCTTTAACGTAGTAAATGTTCGAGTTCATCGAATAACTCATATGATTTGATTTTCCTTATTTTATCCAGGTCTTTTATATATGCCAATGCCATGTGGAACTTTAACTCGTCCCTATCTTTATTTAGTTCTGCGACCACCTTTTTTAGACGAGGATCGGTAAACTTTTTTCGAAGTTTTTCCTTTACATCTTCCGGCAAGTGTTTTATACTAAGAAAGTCGGGTTCAGTTACGACACTCTGATCAAACCTGATATCTTCGAAGAACTCAATGGCTTCCATACATTGAAACACCGACAGAATCGAAGTGGTGTAGTAAACTTGTCTTGTAACTTTTCCTTCGATTGCCTTATAGTTCTTCATAAGTTGATTCCACTCGCTTCCATCGCGAATGTAGTCGTTTCTTTTTCCGACTCCGTCTATCGACACGTTAACGTGAACTTCCTTGAACTTGTCAATGTAATCGAGGAAGTTGTGTTTATCTAGTTTCAATAGTTGAAGATTCGTGGTATAGCTTAAATGAATGTTTTCGGCTTCACCAGCATCGATAATCATATCCAAGAATCGATAGTGCTTCTTCATGAGCAGAGGTTCGCCACCAGTAATCACAATGCCGGCAGTGTACGGCAAGAGCTTTTCAATCTGTGGATATATTACATCTACGTCATGATCTGCATGCATGCCCTTTTCGAACTCGTCATACCAGCCAATATCATTCAAATCCTTAATCCTTCGAGTCGAAAAATGTGGAAGACACGTATAACAACTCAGATTACAATGATTGCCAAAGATAGTGAGCTTGAGTGTTAGCTGCCGGCCATGAATCTTATACTCGCCCGTATCAATAAAATGCTGTATTGACTTGTCCAAAGAATCATCGAGGTATTGCTTGAACATGCGATTGTGCCACTGTCTGTCCGACTCTACACCATTTGCTTCATCTTTCTTACACAGGTGACATGCTTTATTAATGACGTTGTGTTCACCAGTAACAAACTCACGACGAATCTCGTTGAGTTGATCTGAGTACCACCAATCCTCAATCGTATCCTCGGTAATATGATATTGTTTACCGGCTCTACCAGCCATACAACACAGCTTAAACTCGCCTCGAGTCGTTGTATAAATATGGCTGAATGGTAAAACGCAAAGCCAGTTCTTTTCGTTTTTCGTATAAATAACTAAAAATCCTCAATCAATCGAAGGTGATTTAACATGAGTGAACACATTACAATCCCTGACGGTACTGATTATATCTTCTGCGGTATTAGCAGAAAGTTTCATCAGGCCGTACACTTTTATTTATTGGTCAAGAAAATCAATGACGAAGGCCTGAATATTGAAGTTCATCCGGCAATGTGCTCGCCAGAATGGGCCGAAGAGCATGATACGACCGTAGGTAACTGGGTTGTAGCTTATGTAAAAGCAGCATTTCCGGCAGTAACCATTGGTGAACTGAGACAGGTCAGATACAATCTTCCTGATGGAACAGCTCTGAGCGGAACTGTCACAGCGCAAAAGCATAGAGAAAACTCAGAAGAAATGGCAAGAAGTTTTGTAGCTTCCGTCCCTTCTGGCAAAAAGGTTGTCATTTACACTGGCGATGTTGAACTTCCTGATGATGACACATTTGCTAAGATTGCCGCCACCACAGATAAAGTTGACGAAGTCGAAAACTACAAGCAGTTTAGAAATAGAGAAAGAGTAACATCAGTAAGTACAGATACACATGGCGACGTTCCTATTATGCGCCCATTTGTTGAAAACAATGTTACAGCATATGACGTTTATAAAATGATGAAAGATAACGATCTTATGAGTTTCCTTGATCACACTTCGGCGTCCAACTTTACGAATATGGACGGCACTGAAGATACTGATAACTTCCCCGCTATCGAACTTGAGTGGATCAAGACTCAATACGCATAACCCAAGACGAACACAAAGTAGTTACAACTAACTCACAATCAAATGGTCTATCCTTTAGTACTCTTTCAAGTGCTGGATAGACCATTTTAGCATCATGGCCAGCAATAATATTTGCGTTTGGCTTAAATCTCAGTATCTCTTGATAAACGTAATCGGGATCATGATTGCCATCTAAATACACAAAATCATATATCTTCTTTGGCACAAAGTCCAAGGAAGAGCAAATGTATTTTTTGATAGTAGGGTGTTCAATACCGATATCCCAATCTTTAATATCCACAGTATCGATAGTTGAGCCATCTGGTGTATTACGATGAAAGAATCGAGTAGAACAACCCGTATAGTTACCTACTTCGAGAATGTCTACTCTTCTATTAAAGGGCAAGTGTTTTAGAAGAAACCTTTGGTCCTTTACACCGAAGTGTGATGTTTTATCGATTTCGAAATATTCTTGCATACTTCCTCAAAAGTCTGGTCAAACACTGATATTTTGAACAGCCTACGATCAGTCGGTCCATTGACAACGCCGTGTGTATTACCGGTATTGAGTATTGCCGACTTATAAGCGTACTCTTTGTCCATGAACTTGACTGGTGCGTTTCCGTCAGACAGCGCAATATTAAGTGAACACGTTGTTCCATAGTCAACATGCATTGGAAGTTCTGTATTCGCTTCAAGCTTATAGAAACGAGGCTTGCCGTTCTTAATGCCAAAGGTATCACAAAGTTCTTGTGCGTAGTCAAACATTTCGAGGCGTGCAATCTTCCACTGATTTAGGTCTCCTTCGATACGAGGATCCGTATACCCCTTGAGTCTTTGCTCATGGATGTCCCAGTACATCTCAAGGATGTCATAGTTGAACTCGTAATCGAAGATAAATATATTATGATCAAGCATAATATTATGTATAAGGGTTTTATGATGCTACATAAGTTTGAAAGATTGAAAGAATATAAAACTTGGGTTCTCAAACTGTCTGGCGGTGCAGACAGCGCGTTGATTCTTTACTATATGAATAAGATTCGGACCGATCAGGAAGTATGGATCCTGACTGGTGTCAATGGTAATGATAAGAACTATGCAGAGCATACGAGAGATATCATCAACCATATAGGAATCAAAGATGTTGCACATGTAATGTATCCTCAAACTCACATACGAGGTCATGAAAAATATGAACGTGATCACTCGTTTTATGCAAAGATGGTGAGTTGCTGGTCAGTTGGATCTACAATAGGGATACAAGGAAGAAGTTTGAATCCTCCTTTTTATATTGAAGGAGAAGAAGAAAATAGGAATGGAAGTATTCCTGAGATTGAAACGATTAATGGCTTTCCACTTTACAGGCCTTGGCATGACGTAACTAAAAGAGATATTGTACGGGCCTATAGAGAAGAAGGACAGATGGATCTGTTCGACAAAACGAGAAGCTGTGTAAGTATGACGGTTGATCAGTGCGGTGAATGTTTCTGGTGCAAGGAAAGAGAATGGGCATGCGACTAGATGAATGATTTTTATCATACCATATTTCATGATGACGTAGATTTCAAACCGATAAGAAAAGAAATACTCAAGGAAGATAACTGGCTACGAAATAACTACACCGAAGAAAATCTCGTCATTGACAATCATATAGGATTCTCGGTTATCTGGCATAAGTCGGGTAGCCTGTTTGGTGTAGGTGGATTGTATGAGCTTAATCCAAACGTTGGTAGACATTTGAATCGAGTTTATACTTTTCCTGAATGGAGAAGCCGCAAGTCAAGCGAGCTGATTCGAAACTTTCAGGTTGCTCAGGTTCATATGGTAGAACCACTAGAAGCAATCAAACAATACGATGGCTATGTGATTACGATGCAGAATCGTAACAGGCCAAACAAGAACTGGTGGAAACACTGGAAGAAGAATGCTCTTGTCGGATTAAAAGGCTGGCAGGAAACAGAAGGATATATTAGAACATGCAAGTCCAAGAGGAATGTATGTTTTCAGAACTACGTTTATAGGGGTGTACTCAAGAATGTTGAACTCATTACTGAAGAAGAATGGCTTAAGTTGGAATCATAAGATTAAGATTATGCAGGGCATCTGCTTTTTTGGCGGACCACTCATAGTTTTCTATCATTTCAATTTTGCATATCTCGTTCTTTCTTTTATTGCAGCAAACCTGATTGTCAATCTTGGTATTGGCCTGTGCTATCATAGAATGTATGCACACCGGTCATGGAAACCAAGAAGCAGCTTTGTTGAGGCAGTTCTATACTTTCTCGGTATCATCTGCACGATGGGTCCTGTAACTAACTGGGCTGGTACTCATAGGTTGCACCATGCAACTGCAGACACGGACAAGGATCCTCATAGTCCTGTAGGTAAACCACTGTGGAAGAAGATCGCCTATTGGTTCAACTACTGGGAAAAGCATGAAGTAAGTCCTAAGCTGATTAAGGATCTTCTTCGTCAAGGCAAGCATAAGTTTGTCCATAAAAATTATTTCAAAATATTGTTTACTTACATCATAATCCTTGGTATAATAGACATTGAGCTTTTGCTCTATGGTTACATTGTGACTACAATGTTTATCCTCCACTTTGTTTCATGGATCACTGTCGGCGCCCATATCTGGGGTGAACGAGAGCATGAGACAAATGACAAATCTCTTAACACAAATGTGATGGGGTGGTTTCTCTGGGGAGAAGGCTATCACAACAATCACCATGCCAATAGTTCCAACTATGATTTTGGTCAAGGAAAGTTTGACTTAGGTGCAAAGTTGATAAAAGTTCTGGTATAAATAGATCTGAATCGAGATTTTATAAATATCGATCAGCAATCTAAGAGTATTTGTTATAATGGCCCAATACGAAGAAATCACTATTGATCAAGGAGCAGATGCATCTATTGAAATGCACCTGACGAATACTGACGGGTCGGCTAAGGATCTTACGAATCATACGTTGTCAGCCAAGCTCAAGAAGAACTACAACTCTGATTCATCGGATACTACCAGCTTTACCACGACTGTGAGTAATGCTACCGGAGGTGTCGCAACCATGACTTTAACAAATACGCAGACCGATGCATTGAAAGCTGGTCGTTACGTTTATGATGTTGAGTTATCCTTTCAAGACAGCGATGGGGATACGATTATTGAAAGAATCTTAGAGGGTAAAATTACGATTACGCCGTCTGTTACGAGGTAGATAGGTCATGGCTATAAGAGTTGGAACTGGTCAGACCACCCAAGTAAAGGCGGTAAGAGGTGTCGGAAGTACAACACAGGTTAAGAAAGTTGTAGTCGGGCGCCCAGTTCGAAATGTAGCAAGTGGCACAACCAGCATTAATAGTTTGTTGGGTGTTGACACTTCAAATAAACAGGATGGCTCACTTTTGATATATAACTCGAGTTCACAAAACTTTGAGGCTAGTATATTCTTAACGAAACAGGATATTGACGGAGGCGGTTACTAAATGGCCACAATAATCAGAATCAAACGATCTACCACGGCATCGGCTCCGGGGTCGCTAAAATCAGGTGAACTCGCGTATAGTGCTGGTACCGGTACCCAAGCCAATGGCGGTGATCGTCTCTACTTTGGTAAAGGCGATGACGGTTCAGGCAATGCTACTACCGTAGAAATCATCGGTGGTGCTTATTTCTCAAACATGTTGGATCATGCACCTGGTACGCTAACAGCATCCAGTGCAATCATCGTCGATGCTTCATCGAAGATCGACAATCTTAAAGTTGATAATATTGACATCGATGGTAATACCATTGCATCGACGGATACGGACGGAAACATTGTCCTTAATCCTAACGGTGCGGGTGTTGTTGATGTTAGTACATCACGGATTGTCAATGTTACAGATCCTACATCAGCACAAGACGCTGCTACCAAAGCTTATGTTGATACACAACTAGGTACCTCAACTCTTACATTCGCAACTGACTCTTCTGGCACAGAAACAGTCGATCTGAATGACTCAAGCTTTGAGATTAAGGGTGGCAACGTAATCTCGACAAGAAGGTCTGGTAATACAGTCACTCTTGATCTTGATAATACCAGTGTCACAGCAGGCACATACGGTACTACGACTTCTATTCCAGTATTGACAGTTGATGCTCAAGGCCGGATTGATTCTGCCGGTACCGTCTCAATCTCAACTGATCTTACAGTCGCTGCTGACTCAGGTTCATCTCAAACTATTTCTCTTGCCGGTGATACACTTACAATCTCCGGTGGTACAAACATTGGTTCGATTACATCATCGGACACAATCACGCTCAACCTTGATTCCAATGTCACCGGTCTTGCCTCACTGACAGTTGACAATATCAAGATTGACGGAAACACGATTTCAACGACGGATGTTTCTGGTGATCTTTACCTGAATCCATATCCGGCGACTGACTCTGGAAGAGTTGTTATCCAAGGTGATCTACAAGTTCAAGGTACTACAACTACCATTAACTCCACCACTCTTTCGGTCAATGACAAAAATATTATCCTGGCTGACTCAGCTGCCGATAGTGCTGCCGCTTCTGGAGCTGGTATCACGGTTGAAGGCGCTAACGCCAAGATTACATATAATGCTGCTACCGATCGCTGGGAGTTCAATAAGGACCTGGGCGGTAACCTTGTCGGTAATGTTACCGGTACAGTTTCCTCCCTTGCAAACCACGATCTCTTCGATTCCACTGATGCAACTATCCTGATCGATTCTGCATATATTAATGCAAGAACAGACTTTGATTCAGGTGAAGTTATTCAAATCATTGACTCGGCCTACGTTGCTGCAAGAACAGGCGGCGGTGCGGCTGGTACGATCGGTACACCAACAGACACAACATTCAATGATGGTGGTATTAACGAGCAGACAACTGAAGGTCAGATTACTTCTTCACAGACAGTGGCAAACGGTATTGACTTCCTGAACGAAGCACTACTGAACGTATCGAAGAATACCTTTGTATCGAACATTGCGTTCTCTGCTTCACCTACACAAGGTGGTGCTGGTACTTCGGTTACACTGACACTGACTGCGACAGGTAACGCAAACAGATACGATGTTTATTGGGGCGATGGTAACATTGACTCCGATCTGACATCAACTACTCCATCACATACCTACAACACTAACTCGGGTTCACCCTTTGATGTTAAGGTTGTAGCAAGAAATAATGGCGGTGCTGGTGCAGGACATGAAGTCCAAAACACCGAAACCGACTTTATCACTATTTACACAGCTAACCCAACTGTTGCATTCCGCCTCTATCGTCAGGATTCCGGTGGTGCTTCCATCCTCTCAGGCAATAACCTCTACGTTGTTGAAGGTAACAGCCTGTTTATGGAAAACATCACAACGAATGCAGACTCAACATCTACAATCCAGTACACAATGGATTGGGGCGATGGTTCAACAGACGATGTGATTGATTCAGCAGGTGCTGCCGGTGGTACAACTGGTGGTCCTCTCAAGCTGTCACATACTTGGGCGCAAGGTACAAACACTGGCGAAGGTAGAGATTCTCTGGTCCTGACACTGGATTCACACGGTACAGCTGATCCTGCGATTCTCCCACTTGCCTCTTCTGCTACACTTCTGAAAGTGTATGACGATGCTCCTACAGCACCTAACCTGCTGAGCACAAAGACTATTACTCTTGGATTCGCTTCCACTGGTACAAGTCCGAAGGCAACAGCCGGATTCACCGACAACGGTGGTTCGCATGGAATCAGTGCTGGTGATGACGTAACGAGAACAACATCTTCTGGTACACTTTCAACAGATACTCTTACAACCTTTGCATACAATGCAGATTCGGGTGATCTGATTGCTCTGGTCAACGGTTCGGCTGACGGTACTATTTCACTTACCACTGCCGATAACACTGGTACAAACAGTGCGATCGAAGTTACATCCGAACAGGATTACAACCTCTTGGATTCATCCGGTGCTACAACATCGTTTGCAACATCAAGGTTCTATCCTGGCCTGTATAAAGGTTACAAGGCAAAGATCAATAAGGCTGCAACAGTCGGATCGAATGCTTGGCAAATGACTCATGGTGGATCTGCTACGAATACTCTTGGCTTTATCCGCGATGATGTTACTTCTTCACCAAGCTTTGACTCGGCCGGTCATATCGAACCTGGCACTAATGGTACATACCGCTACATCTCTGGTATTCCATATTACAATGCCGGTTCACCTACAGTGACCGTGTCCGAAGCGACTATTAGTAACCTTACTGGTCAAACATATACAAACCAGTCAAACATTGTTGAAGTTGATGGTGGTACAAACTACGAATCAACGACTGCAGCAGCGATCTCAAGCACAGACTTTACATATGCTAATATCGATGGTGCATCAACATTCTTGACTGGCGGTATACCACAAACTGACGTTGGTGTAAGCTCGCCTTACGCGATCGGTGATCTTTCTGTATCGATTGCCTCTGGTGTTCGTACAGTTGAATCACTTCAGATCAGAGCAAGAAACGTCAATGGCATTGGTTCCTATAGTCAAATCACTAACAAGAGATTGCAGGTACATACAACTGCTCAGTCAGGTATCTCTGAAATCGCTATCGCCGTAGCCGATGCACTTGGTGCAACCTATGACGATGATGCAAAGAGAATCTTTGACTTCTCAAGTGATACGACAGACACTCCATCATACACCTCTTCCACGAACTTCTATACAAACAGCTTGTATGGTGAAGGTTCAGATCCGGGTGTAGCTGGTACAAAGGAAGCAACTATCAGACTTGGTGTGCTGAAACATGACGTAACAGATTACTCCTCGGTGTACCTACCGCCTGGACCTGATAGGTCAGGGGATACTGGAACACAGTATTTCACTATGGCCTTCCGGAGAACTGGAGTAGCTAACTTCAATATTAATATTACAAGCTCGAGCGGTGTAAGTGGCGTGTTTATCGCAGCTCCTGGCACCGGAATCGATACTTCTTCTGGACTGAATGGATGGCTCGACTGTTCCACTCAGTATGCTGGATCCGGTCAGCCGGGCTCCGGGACAGGAGGAAACGGTTCGAATGGCTGCGCCGTTACAGGATCCGATAGGATCCAGACTGGTACGGCCCTTACAGGTAGCTATGAGATGACATTGGGTAGTGAAAACTTATCCAACGCACAGGATAATGTCGCACTCGTTAGAATCGCGCTAGCTTCTGGTGAATCAGTAACAGCGCTTAGCATATCATAAGGGACGGATAGATGGCCATTTCAGATACACAAAAACTTGACTATCTCTTTAAGAAGCTAGGCTTTGGTGTTACTAAGACCGACACCAACGCCCAGAAGAAAGCTTTTAACGAAGCCATCGCTTCACCCCTACTTCTTAGAGCTGATAAACTTTGGAGACAGGCGGACCTGATCCCGGCAACAGCGCCAGGATCCAACACGGCTGTTATTACACTTCGAACAAACGCACAGGCTACCGAGGATATCACTGCTACCTCGCAGCGGACTTGGAAATCTGGATACACAGACTGGATTCCACCGGAGTTTGGTTCAACCTATCAGCTGAAAGTTTATGCAGCTGATTCGGGTGAAGCGGATCCGGTCAATAACGGTACTCAACTCTTTGCTGCTGGTACCGGTAACGATGACGAATGGTTCTTTGATTATCAATCAGGTGTCCTTCACTTCATTGGTAACAACCTACCGACAGCGATTGCTACCGAATCCAAGCGAATCTTTGTAACTGGTTTCCAATATACCGGTGCATTCGGTGTAGGAGCCGGTACGGACTCTGCTTCAGTAAGCTCGATTATTACTGCAGATGTTGACTCGGCTTACGTACAAGCAAGACAGATTCAATATAATACCAGTGACTTCCTTGACTCTACAACGGTAACACTGGTTGTTGATTCTGCATATGTTAACGCAAGGGTCGATAACAATAACTTCCTGGATTCCAGTGAAGCTATCTCGCTTATTGATTCCAACTATGTTCAAGCTCGTCAAATCAGCTACAACACTTCGGACTTCCTCGACTCTGACACAGTCAGCCTGGTCGTTGATTCCGATTATGTACGTGCAAGAGTAAGAACTAACCAGGATCTTTACACAACATCCGACGTTACATTTGCAAATACGATCATTACCGGTAACCTGACCGTTGATGGTACAACCACCACGATTAACTCTACTACACTTTCTGTCAATGATAAGAACCTTGTCCTTGCGGATTCTGCAGCTGACTCATCCGCGGCGAATGGTGCTGGTATTACAATCGATGGTGCTAATGCTACTATCCTTTATCAGTCCGGTACTGATACATTTGACTTTAATAAGAAAATCAAATCACCTCACGGTATTGAAGCCGATGTTACTGGTAACGTAACCGGTAACGTAACTGGCGATATTGATGCTGACTCCGGTGATATTCGATTCCTTACGGGTCGCGAAGCGGTCTTTGACTCAGCTACCATTGGTACAATCACAGGTAATCTTACCGGTGACGTAACTGGTACGGTCTCTGATCTTTCGAATCACGATCTCTTTGACTCGGCCGATGCGGTTATCCTTATCGATTCTGCCTATGTTAATGCAAGAGTCAATCTTGCTAACTCGCTTGATTCAGCTGAAGCAATCGCTCTGATTGATTCCGCTTATGTACAAGCAAGGCAAATCCAGTATAACACCTCCAACTTTACGGACTCGGCATTTGTCACAGGCCTCCCGGTATCAACATTTACAAATGATGCCAACTATCTCGACTCAACAACTGGTACGAATCTCTTTGATTCCAACTATGTTCAGGCGAGACAGATTAGTTACAATACTAGCGACTTCCTTGATTCCTCGACAGTCACTCTCGTAGTTGATAGTGCATATGTCAATGCAAGGGTAAATGCTAATAACTCACTGGATTCTTCCGAGGCGATTGCACTTATCGATTCGGCATATGTCCAGGCACGTCAGATTCAGTACAATACCTCAGACTTTACTGACTCTGCCTTTGTAACTAGCCGGCCGATTAGTACATTTACTAATGACGCTAACTACCTTGACTCTAGCACTGTAACCGGTGTTATTGATCAAACCTACGTAAGAAACAATCAGATCCAATATAACACGAGTGACTTCCTCGATTCCACGACAGTTACTCTTGTAGTCGACTCGGCTTATGTTAATGCTCGAGTAGATGCAAATAACTTTACCGATTCTTCGGAAGTTATTGCACTGATTGATTCAAGCTATGTCCAAGCGAGACAAGACTTTGCCTATGCATCCTTGACCGGCAAGCCAGACTTCGTTGATTCCAGCGATGTTACTCTGATTGTTGACTCAAGCTATGTTCAGGCAAGACAAATCCAGTATAATACTAGTGATTTCCTTGACTCCACGACCGTAGAACTTGTAGTTGATTCCAGCTACGTACGGACAAGACAGGACTTTAGATATGCATCACTGACTGGTACACCTGCTCTCATTGACTCTGATCTTACTACTCAGCTTATTGATAGTGATTATGTCAGAGCGAGAGTCCGGACCAACCAGGATCTCTATACGACATCGAACGTAACATTTGCAGACATGATTGTCTCTGGCAATCTTACGGTAGATGGTACACAGACTATTATCAACTCAACCACCCTCTCGGTGAATGATAAGAACCTTGTACTTGCTGATTCCGCCGCCGATAGCGCAGCTGCTAACGGAGCCGGTATCACGATCGATGGAGCGAATGCAACATTAACCTACGTAGCAGCTACTGATAGATTTACCTTTAACAAAGAAGTAGAAGCCGCAAGGTTCCACGGTAACCTTACTGGCGATGTTACAGGTACAGTATCTGATCTCTCTAATCATGATCTCTTCGATAGTTCTGATGCAACAATCCTGGTAGACAGTGCATACGTCCAGGCAAGGCAGATTCAATACAATACATCTGACTTCCTCGATTCAACCACTGTAACTCTGGTTGTTGACTCAGCCTATGTCCAAGCAAGAGTAGATGCTGAAGCTTCGGTTGACTCGGTCGAAGTACAGGCGATGATTGACTCCAACTTTGGAGCACTCAGAACAAGCCTGATTCCTTACGCCGATTCTACCATCGACCTCGGTGATTCTGACCACCAGTTTAAAGATCTATATCTTTCTGGTAATACGATCTTCCTTGGCGGTATTGCTCTTAAGCAAGAAAATAATGAGATTAACATTGTTAATCGCTTCGATACTAATCAGAAACTCAACCTTCGTGCCAATAACATTACCGAAGGCCAGCAACGTATGGACTCTGCGACTGTTATCGATCTCATCGATTCCAGTTATGTCCAGGCTCGCCAGCTTGATGTTAGTGCAGAACAAGAACTTACCGATGGTACTAAGACAAAGGTTGGTCTGAAACTCAGACTGGTAGATCTCGGTACCGGTGTTATTGGTCTGCAGGCTGAAGGCGAAGTATTCGATTCAAATGATCAACTCTCTGGTGTAGCTCCTCTGATCTACAAAGGTGTTGATTCACAAGCAACTGGATCGTTTATTGACTCCGCCTACATTCAGGCAAGACAGGCAGGTGGTGCTACAAACACCGATGGTCTGTCGGAAGGTTCAAGCAACCTTTACTATACTGACGAAAGAGTTGATGATCGTATCAACAACTTGCTCCTGACTGACTCTGCTCTCTCAGCAACATACGATGATGCTGGTAATACTCTAACATTGAGTGCAGAGAAAGCAACTACCACCACGATTGGTGTAGCTAGCTTTGACAGTTCGAACTTCAATGTAACGGCTGCAGGCCATGTTACAGTGGACGAGATTGATGGAGGTACATACTAGAATATAGTATAAATAATGGAAATAAGAGGGGAGCTTTTTAGCTCCTCTCTATAAAAAACTCCTTTTTTAAGGGCTGACATGTCGACTAAAATTATTCTCAAGAAATCGTCCGTTAGTGGGCGGATTCCTGATTCCGGAGATCTACAATACGGCGAGCTGGCACTCAACTACGCCGATGGAACTATATACTATAAGGCCAGCGATAACGTCGTTCGCTCAATTTCTGCCGGACTCGACTCATCCCTTGTATCACAACTCGTAGATTCCAACTATGTCCAAGCAAGACAAGTGGACTCACAGCGAGACGCAGATTTTATCACCAACATTATTGATTCGGCTTACGTATTAGCTCGAGCTCCAGCACAAGACTTTCTTGACTCGTCTGAAGCACTGGCTCTTATTGACGCCAACTCTCTTGACTCATCCAGACTAGATGGCCATCTTGCATCAAAGCTTGGTGCAGCAAATCAACTCGTAATCGTTGATTCGTCTGGTGGTACTACAGTAACAAGCACAGCTGTTCTTACGATCGATCCATCGAACCAGTTCGTTG